AAAGCTGCTTTACAGGCACCATCGCCCCCTGCATGAACGCCTCATCGCCCCCCTCGTAGGGGTTGAAGCCCTCTTCCACGCGAGCTTCGTTAGGCTTGATAACGCCGATTTGAATCAGCGTACGCCAGTATTCCGCCCGCGTCTTCGCGTCCCCACGCATGAGGGCGTTGGTATTGTGGCGGAAATAGTAGTTCTCGCGCTCGTTTTCGGTGAGCAGCTTCCGCGTCAGCTCGTGTTCCCACACCGCCAGCCACGGCATGAGGCTGTAAATCACAAACTCAATGCCCTGGTGCTCGATGTTGTTGTAGGTCGAGCGCAACAGGTGCTGAACCATGTGCGGCGGCACACCGTACCAGCGGCAAATCTCCTCTGTGTTGTGCTGGCGGGTCTGCAGGTACTGATTGTCCTCTGCGGAGAACGACAGTTTCGTGAAGTCGGCACCTTCCCCAAGGATCCCGATGTTGCCAGCGTTCTCGCTCTGCTGGTGGATGATGTTCCACTCTTGCCGCAGGTTCGTCCGTGCAACCGGGCTCAGCTTCTGCGGGTGTTTGATGATGCCGGTCGGGATGGCTGAGTTCCCGAAGTGGGCAGCCCCATACCGCTCGGTCGCGATGCCCATGCCGATGGACTCGCGGGCAAACTTGATGATCCCGAGCCCGTCCACGCCGTTGTGCGACATGATGCTGGGAATGTGCAGCATGTCCTCATCAGGGATGTGGGTTGGTGGTCCCTCGTTGTTGCGGATCTCCCAGACAATGCCATCAGTCTCTTCGTCGCGCATCCGTTTCACGCGGGACGCATGGATCGGCCACAGGTTCAGCGGCTTGTTGTTATTCGCCCGCTCGATCTCCGCGAACCCGCCACCCCAGTTGATCTGCTGCATGCTCGCCTGCGAGCGAAACATCAACGCCGACATGCGAGGATTGGGCGAGATCTGCGTCAGCTTGTAGGCGATGTGCTGGCGATTCAGCTTGTGACCACCATCCGGCATGTGCCGGTAGAGGTTCAGCGGCAACCACGCCTCCGTGCCGGCGAGCAGCTTCGTACACGCCCAGACGGCGGCATACGTGAGGGACGTATCCTCCGTCACGCGCACGCGCGAGGCGGGCGGCTTGTAGAACGGACCATACCAGAACGGATCCAGCGGCCCTGGAGTTCCCAGGTTGCGTTCTGGCAGGAAATGATTAATCAGGCTGGGCATAGGTGCGAGTCCTTGCATACACAACGCCGGTGACGATCAGTGCCCCGGAAGTAATGAACGAAAGCGGTTGGTAGATTTCCCACAGCCCATAACAGAGCAGTCCCAGCCCCGCCAGCATCGCGTAGGTGTGAACTGCGTCCCGCCCGAAAAGCACTTCCATGCACCGTTTCATCCGTAGAGCGCTCCCGGCTCGTCGTACATCGACTGGTAATACCCGCCTACACTTCGCTGCGCTACGTGCACAGCCATGATACCCGCAATGATCCCGTCCACTTTCTTGATGTCGTCAGGCGTCGGTTTGACCGGCTTTTTGTTGCCGTTCGCGTCCCGCCTGCACTGGGCGTGTCCCGCCTGCCATGTCAGAATCGGATTGCCGTTGTGGTGCAACTTCCCCGAGATAACCAGCCGCTCGAATTCCTCGGTCGGGTTGGCGAACTGCATGATGGACTGCCCCAGTTCCATCCGCTCCACGCCAGTCCCTTCCTCGATGATGTCGCCGTTGTCGTTCGTTTGTCCTTGCTCCAGAGTCTGCGTCAGTTCCTCCGCGTAGGTCTTGTCGTACCCCATTTTCAGAATCTGGAACTGCTTGGCGAGCTTCCGGAACCGCGCTTTGATGAATCCGTAGTCAATCACGTCGCCAGGAGTGAGCGTCAGGAACCCATCCGCTTCCCACTGCAGGAACGGGGCGAGATGGTTGTATTTGCGGGCAGTCTCTTCGGGCAGGAAGAAATACGGCAGCAACTTCACGACTTCATCGCCTTCCGGGAACGCGAGCACCAATGCGCTCATGTCCCGAGTCTTCGAGAGGTCGAGCCCCGCGTAGCACTCCATGCCAGCAAGTTGCTCATCGGCGAACTGCTGCTTGCAGGATGCCCAGTCACCGGAACGGAGCCACGGGTTCGCCGCGCTCTGCCAGATATTGAGGCGGTACATTTTGAAGTCAGCGAGGTCGGAGATGCTGACCTTGGAGCGGTTGTATTCCGCCAGGAATTCCCCTTCACGGACGATGCGCCCCCATGTCGGGTTCGCGGCTTTGCCGATCTCCACGATTCGCTCGTCCAGCTCCGCATCGCCAATGTCCTGCGGCGCGGCATAGCTCTGAAAGAAGAACTCTTGGTCGTCCAATGTGCCTTCGGCCACTTTAGTCCCATAGTCGAACTGAGACTTTCCGTAGCCGTCCGGGTTGTTGCCGGCGGTAGACACCTCGATCTGCAGCGGCTCTGACCGAGAGATGCCAGCACCGCGAAGCACCTTCATCAACCGACGATCAACAACGTGGGTCTCGTCCACCATGACGGACCCATTGAGACCTTCCTGAGAGTTGATGTTGTCGCCTGCGACGATGCGGTAGAAGCTGCGGGTGGGCTCGTGGGTGATCTGATTGGTGCTCTTGTTGATGGAGCATTGCCGCTCAAGCCGTGGAGACCGGCGCACCATTTCCAGGGCGTGCGTATGCGAAATCATCGCCTGCCGCCCGTCCTTCGCGGTCGAGTAGACCTTTTGCCCCTGCTCGCCATCCCCGCAGAACAGATACAGTCCCCACGCTGCTAAGGTCGGGCTCTTGCCGTTCTTTTTGGGGATCCAAATGCTTGCGCGACGGAACCGGCGGACTTCGCGATTCCAGTCGGACGACCATCGGACCCAACCGAACAGCCGCATGGTGACTTCGTACTGCCAGTCGTCCAGAATCATCGGCTGGCCGGCACGTTCCCCTTCGTAGAGCACGCAACACTTCTGAATCCAGTCCACGACGAACTGCCCGCGCTCGCCGTCGAATCGGCAGCCGTTGAGCGCCGCCTTCTCGTCGGAGGCGTTGCGGATCCATTCGCGAGTGAGGGAGTCGATGGTTGCGGTAATCATGCGCGGTTACGGGTCGGAATTCCGTCGTCATCATTTCTCTGGGGCTTCTCGGCAGCGACCCGCCGCCGATCCACTGGAGTAAGCCCCAGCTTCGACGCCGCCCGGTCCCACGCGGAGTGATACTGCGCCGCCCGGCAGGCAGCGTTCTTGTCGAGCGGGTCGAGTTCGGCTTCACCCATCGCCACGACGAACAGGTGCCACAGCCGGCAGGCAGCAAGGAGTGCGGCGCTGTCGGCTTCCTTCACCACGCCATTCGCCACGAGCCCCGGCACCGTGCGATCCCAGAACCACGAGGCGTGTTCAGCCAGGTTGTCCGGCTTCTCGGGGATTCCGGGCATCTCCGGTTCGTTCCGTTCACCGTGCCGGTCGTCGCGGTAAGTCCCATGCAGCTTTAGCTCTGCTGCGGTTTTGCGAGGCATCACCATACGTCACCCAACTTGCCCAAAAAAGGTCTTCAACTGCCAAAATCCGCGTTCGACGGCGTTGCGGTTTTGGCGTAAAACTTGTTGAGAATTGAGGTTACCCCCACCCCAATGGTTCGTGTCCGAACGATGTTGCATTTTGCTCTGGTCGTTTGCTGACCATCGTTAACTTTCCGAACTATTCGCAGGCCGCACCAACCCTAACCCGGTCATGTCGTGGCTGCACATGATGCTGCCTCGTGGATCAGTGATGAGCAGCGGCACGTTTGGTTCTTCCCGCTGGAATGCGGTAATCACAATACGCTTGCTCTCTACACTGGCAGGCTCTGATAGCTGCAGCACAAACAGGATGGGGTCTTCGGGTCGCAGTACGTACCATTCGCCGTAGATGTCCGTGAGGCGAATGGGCTGCGGTAATGACCCCAGCTCAATGTCGCCGTCATTCAGCTTGGGAAAGTCGCTGCTCTCCACGATGGGTATTCCGAACAGTTCCTTCATTCACCACCTCGCTTGGGGATGTTGCTGTCCCACTGGACGAACTCAGGGACGTAATGCTCTCCGTCCTTCAGGGTCTGCCGGTACGACGGGCTGATCTCGGGGAATCGGTCGCCTTCTGCCACTGCTGGCAAATCCGGATGCGATGCCGTGATCTGAATCGTGAAAGGCTCGTATGGGTGCATCTGTATTCCGGTAATCTCCGATCCCTCGGGAAGCAGTAGAAGCTGGCACAGCAAATCGCTGGATAGCCTGAACTGGGCTGCGTTTATAGTGCGGCGCTCGTGGTCCCGTGTCGTCAGGTTGATAAACAGCGTTTCGCTCATTCCGCCGCTCCATAAATCAAAACGTCGTTGTCGGTCTTAACCTTGTGGCACGCTCGGCACAGCGTCTGGGTGTTCTCCAGCACCAATCGCAGGTCCGGTCTCACATGCACCGGGATAACGTGGTCCACGATCAGCTTGAGCGTCTTTCCGTCCTCTCCGATGTCGTACTCTTTGGTAATGCCGCGTGCTTCGCAGTGCTGGCAGATGGGGTTCAGCATTCGCCTGAGATCTGCGACCTTTGCCCATGTCGAATCATAGCCTCGCTCGGTGGCTGATCGGCGGTAGTCGGTCCTTTTGCATTCGGTCAGTTTTTTGGCTGCGTGAGGCACATCACTTGTCCCGAACTCGGATAATCATCACGAATCCCTTCCGCACGGGGGAGTTTGATGTCTCGCACAGTACGGTAGCCAGAAAGTCCCCGTTCGTAATTCCTTCTCCGCTCGCGTCCACGACGAACTCGACTGCCGAATTTGCATTGCCTTCCTTATTGGCGATAATCGCTGGATTGCTGACCGCAGGTGCCGGCGCGGTGGTGTTGTGCTGGGCGATTGTCACCGTGGGCGTGCCAGTGAGCGTCTCTCCGGTTCCCAGGTCCGGAAAGTAGTTCGCCATCGGCTTTCGGATCTCGCCGGGCAGAATCGTGAATACATCCAATGAGGTGACTTCGCTCATGCCGTAGTCCCGCTAGTGGTCAGCGTAAACGTGTTCACCGCGGCGGCGGTTCCAGCCGACAGGGTCAACGACATCCAAATACCAATGGCATCTCCAGCGTTGAGGTTTGTTCCGGGGATATTCACCGCGGATGTGCCAAAGCTGATGCCGCTGGGCGCTGTGGTGCGATTTGTGGTCGTCAACGAGTCGTTCACGGAGCCAGCAAGCCCAAACTGGATCAACCCAGTGCCGTCCGTAATGCTCACCTGCGCCGCAGATTGACCACCGACAGGCAATAGCGCGCTCGTGCCGTTGGTGTTCTTCGCGAAGCACTTTTCGTAGTACGTGTGGCTCGATCCGCCGGATGCGTCTGCGAAGTCTCCGTAGAACGGACGACGGATGGTCAAAACGCCGCTCTCCATCGAAGTGATGGTCGAGCCGCCCGTGTGCTTCTTGAAGGTGATTGTGCCTGTGTGTGATCCGGACGCGACGACCTTTTCCAGACGGGCGTAAGTGTTCGTCCCATTGACGGTCGTTGTGCCGTTAAGGCTCAGCGTCTCGCTAGTCCGCACCCCAGACGCCAAGAGCCCCGTGATGGTCACGGTCTGGGTCGTATCCCCAGAATTGGACGAAACGATGTCCACCTTGTCGGAGAGCGAATTGAATAGGCTCGCCGAGTCGGGAATTATTCGTGTTGCGGTATCAATCGCGCCGCCGACAGTCGAAACGCCGTCCTCGGGCATGTTCGCACTGCCATAGATCACAATATCGGTTGAGGCAAGGCTCATTTACTGCTCCATGTCCGCTTGATTCTTCCTGAAATTCGCTGACGCTTCGTTGATCCGCTGTTGTGCCGTTGCCTCAGATTTCCGCGTGTTCGCTTTCCACAGGTCGCCGCGGGCCGTCGCTATGAACACTTCGTTTCGTGGATTCGCCAGATAGACCATGTGTGGCGTGACCGAAACGCCACCCCACGCCACAGGCACCACGCCGTGCGCCTGAAGAGTCGCCGTCCACGCCAGTGGCGTAATCGCGTTGCTGCTCAGTGAGGCGAGATGCTCGACACACGCTGTCGCTGATTGACTCACCGAGAGAACATGCGCGAACGGCACCTGTCCGCTCACCTGGATATTCGCTCCCCAATCCACAGGAATGGGATTGGCCGCCCTCACGCTGCCCAGATACGCCAAGGGGACGGTTACTCCACGCGAGACAGCCTGCACCCACGCCACTGCGGCCGTGCCGCTCTCTGAGATGGAATTCAACCACTCGACCGGAACGATTCCCTGCGCACTGATGCTTCCTAGATTCGCAATCGGCACCTGCGAGGCGTTGAGCACTGACGCCAGCCAATCGAGCGGAACAACTCCCGAGGCATTCACGCTGCCGAGCACTTCGAATGGCACCACTCCGGATCTGGTCGCGGTTGCCAGCCAGCCGATAGGCACAGAGCCCGACTGGCTCACGGAGAGCGTGTTTTCGAACGGGATGGACTGCGAACGGCTGACCGAGATCAGGCTCGCAAACGGCACCGACTGCGAACGGCTCATGCTCAGAACATTGGCGAATGGAACCGATTGAGAGCGGGCGATTGCTGCCAGAACACCAAAGGGAACCACTCCACCGCGCGAGATGCTGAGCAGCGAGGCGAACGGCACCGATGAGGCTCTGGAAACGCCTAACAGGTTCGCGAATGGAACCGCCCCGCTGGCTGTGATGTTGGCGAGCGAGAACATCTGCAGCGCGTCCACAACCCCACCGGCTCCGCCGGCGAAGTAGAGCCCGTGCGAGGTGTTCGAACTGAAATTGCTGATAGTCGTATTGATGCGGTTCGTGCCGTCCGACAGGAAGATGCTCGTTCCCGTCGCGATCATGTCCAGTGTTGCTGGCACCCCAACAAACGCCCCGCTGACTTTCAGTGAGGTTAACCCTGCGATGCGTGTCCAAATCGCCAGTCTCGCAGGTGTAAAGTCCACAACGTCCACGACCGCCCAGATAAAATTGCTGGAGTCCTGCGCCCGAACAATGAACCCTGTGTATGCCGGATTGAGCGTGATCACACTCATCGTCATGCGAAGATTCGCCGCGCTCGTACTCGCCGTGTACCATGCGGTATTGGTCGTGTTGGTCGCCTGGTTGCTGCCGTTGATGGTCGCCGTTCCACTGAGCGAAGCGAGGGCGCTCCCCAGATCTGGCGTGTACGCCGACAGGTTCGTCCCGCTCGTCCCCGTGAAATTGCCTTGCCAGACCAGCGTCAATGACTACACCCTCTCGTCCCTGTGATCCTCACACCGCAGCAGGTTATTGATGACCTGCCATTTGGTGTCATCCCGCACGACGTTTCCGCATCGACTGCACCTACCCAGAATCATCCTTCCAACGAACACAGCCCGAGTCTCAGGCGAGAATCGCTCCACGGCATTCGCCGCATGTTCGAACGTGTGCGCATCCATGCGTTCGATGGACAGAGCACCGCTGAGATCCATTGAGACAACCGCGAACGGCTGGCTTCCTGGTCCTTCACGCTGCGCTTGTCCGTTGGCTCGATTTCCCATTGTCATTTTCTTGATTTTCGGCGTTTACAGATACGGCGGTTGTTGGCTGCGGAAGTAGGCGATTGTGGCGATGATGATCCAGCCGACACCGGCAAGCAGCAGCATGCTCCAGGCGGTTTCCCATCCGTGCCTTACCATCTGCATTCTTTTGGACCAGCGCCTTCGTTCTTGGCGTAGGTGCCTTTGTTCTCCATCAGGTCGCGGAATTCCTTGAGCCGTTCGGCTGCGTCGGCGCGGTTCTCTTGCTCCAACACGGCGCTGGCGATTTCCCGCATGTATACGTCCTCTTCCGGCTTGAGCAGAATCGGCAGCAGAATGTTGTCTTTCATTCCTCGGGTTGACACATAGACGATCCAGCCGGACGGGCGCTGGTTGCTTCCGAGTTTTGTTCGCTTGTTGCGCTGCAGACCGCCGGTGGTGTCGAATTCCAACCCGACGATGCGTTCCAGCCCGATACTGGCCCAGTGTGTGTGCCCACTCACCACGCGGTAAATCGGCTTATCCGGATTCCGTCGCTGCTCGATGAGAATTTCCTGCATGACTGAGTTGACGAATGCCGGGCTATTGGGACTCGTGTTGCTGTGCCCCATGCCGTGACGGATCAGCGCGTAATAACTGCCCTTGTGTGCAAGATTCAGAATGTTGCGGTCCCAGTGCATGACGAATTTCAACTTCGGAATGTCGCTGCAGACCTTCTCCATCAACAGGAGCAGGTATTCGGTCATCGACTGCCCCTTGGCATAGTCATGGTTTCCACGCATGATGTGCCAGGAAATCGGAGCCCTGATCCCTTCGGAGCGAATCTTGAGCAACCAGCGCCGGGCGTGCATTGCGCCAATCTGGCATTGCTCGATGGCGCTCGATGTGACCGATTCTTGCTCCTGTTCCTTGAAGATGCCGTTGCCGGCAATCCAGTCGTCTCCGGCGACAATGTTGATGCGGTCGGGCTGGTATTGCTTGCAGACCTCGATGGACTTGGCTTCCAGAGAGAGACCGCAGCTCAGCAGATGGTTTGCATCGCCGTAGTGGTGGTCACTCGCTCTCAGGGTCAGAACGCCACCGGTGCGGTTCTTGGCGTCCGCATGCTGTGCCCAGGTAATCTGCTGTCTGAGGCGGGCGTTTTCCTCTTCCACCTTCCGGATGTGGGCGTCTTTGTCGATTTCGACGGGCGGGTTCAGTGCGGCTTCGCGGGCTTGTTTTAGCTCGTCGGCGTTGCGCTCTTTTGCCAGAGTCAGCCGACAGTGCTTGACTGCCTTGGCGGACCGACTCGGCAGAAGCGCGGCAATCTCTTCGTCGGTCGCCTTTCCGAGATTGGCGCGGACGATCTTCAATTCCTTTTCGCTCCATCCAGCAGCCATCTATTCGCTCTCCTTGCGCCAGCCCAACTGAACAGTCAATGCCGCGGACTCTTCGCCCACGAGCACCACCCACGACTCATCCCGATACCAATCGACCCAGTGGTGGTACTCGTGATGCAACACCGCCAGTTCCCGTTCAGGCGTCAGCCCTTCACGGATGCGGATCTCTCGGTTCTGCACTTCCGGTCCGTCGCACTCGCCGTCAACGCCACGCGGCAGTTTCTTCGTGAAGCGCACGGGTACGGGCTTCCCGAGAACTGTGATCTGCATCGTGCGTTCGCGCTTGCGTGCCATCCCTGACAACCTCTAGGCGTTGTTTTCCGTGGAACAATCTTCTGGGGTTGTCTGGTATCCGAGACCCCATTCCTGATCCAGCCGCGACAGTTCTTCCAATGCCGCAAGCGCCCGTCGTTCCCGCTCCTGAATCGTCATCTCGATGGTTCGGCAGTATCCCGCTGCGTCGATGAGATTGTCGGGCTTGTGGCAATGCGCTTCACGACTCGCCTTCACCAGAACCATGCACAATTGCGCCATCTCGGCGGTTACAGCTTTCCCTTCTGCGAGAATCCCAGCGCGACGGAATACAGCGTTCCATAGGTCCGCCGTGCATTCGTAGTCGTCCAGTGGGTGCCCGTAGCTCTGGTTGCGGTCTGTGCTCGTGAGGCGGTCGGCTTCGTGGAGGCAGTTGGGCAACTGTCCGGAATTTCCGGATAGTTCGGGCAACTCGTAAGCATTGCTTACAGGTTCGCACTTGCACTCCTTGGGCTTATCGGGCAGCGGAGGCAGGCGGATCTCCGGATTACTGCCCCCAACAATCTGCGGCACCCACGCCTCGTTCATCCCGTCCACGGCATCGGGATTGCCGCCGGTGATTTTCTTGACGTGTGCCATGCGTTCGGCTACTTCGCTCACTGGTGCCATCCTTTCGGATCCTTCCACGAGAGAAGCTGGTGATGGTTGTGGAATACCGGAATTCCAAGTTCGTCCGCCTTAGCGACTTCGCGGTCAGCTCCGGGACTGTCGCCCGGCAAACGATAGAGTCCGTCGCACTTCGTCACCCAGTACAAACACTGATCCAACCAGAACTCATAATTGCGGGGGCGATGCAGTTCAGCCAGCAGGCTCAAGTGCGGGCAGAATGGCACGAACCCCATATCGGATAGGTCGTGAAAGGCACGAATTGCCGTGTGGACGTTTTCTCCCACAGCGCCTGTGTACGGTCCTGCGATGTAGATGCTGATCTCTGCCACTGGTTTCCATCCCTGAAACAAACGCCATGTGTTCGGGTCGAAGTCCGATGCGAACACCTCAGTTACCGCCATCGCTTGCGCCGAGTAGATAGCCAGCAACACCAGCCCAAAACCACCCGTCTCCCGATTCCTGTTTTTGCCGCTTTCGCTCGTTCCGTTCGCCTCGATACGGAGGCGGCGGAGGCGATGTCATCCCACTACCTTGCGGAGGCGGGGGTCTATTGCCTTTCGGCGGCGGTTTTCCGTTTGCACCCATCGCTCACTCCCCGAACCACCGTCTCAGAACCCGCCCCACCACCCACTCAATCACCGCTGTCAGCACAGCGCCCAGAATCATCGTGGTCAGTACGAACTGGCAGGCATCGGACTTCGCTGCCTGTGCGTTGGGGTAGCGGTGCGCGTTATCTCGGAGCCACCCGTGCAGCTTGTATGCAGCCTGATTGCGTCGGTGCCGATCTGCCGGTGTCGGGTTGTCTCCTGGTGGACCGGCTTCGCAGGCTTGGAGGGTTTCGTTGTCGAGGTCGTTCATGCTGCCAGCTCCCACTGCGATTCAAATATCAGGAACAGTAACTGGCATTTCAGTTCCAAGAATCTGCTCGACGACCACTCCAGAAGGAACACCCACGCCGGAGATTCTGGCGGCTCTCGCTGCTGCTCGACAAAGTCCCAATACAGAGTCGGCAGGTCGCTGAATGTGCGGCAGGATTCGTCAGTCAGGATGCACCCCCGCTTTCCGAATCGCCTCGGTGACGCGAGCCTGTATCGCTTCGGGGATGGGCGTTGAGTGGACGCCGGCGCGGCGCACACCGCAATCGACGGCTTGCTCATCCACTTCATCCACAACGATGACGCGGCTGGTTTGGGGCAACCCTTCCTGCTCTGAGAGCGGCGCGGTGTCCACGAGGGCGGGTTCTAAAAGATGATTCGGGTACGTCCAACCGCACCATATTTCGTTCTTCAGCCCCGTGTCCTCGATGAACGATGCCAGCTGTTGAGCGAGTCGCTTCTTGTCTGTTTCAACCTGCGTCTTCGCGGATTTGAGTTTTCCAGCAATCGCAGTGCACTTCGCCCGTTCTTTCCCCAGATCCTCTTCCGCCCGCGCCGCCAGCCGCTCGGCGTTGCCTGCACGGGTACGCTCGACTTCGAGGGCGTCGGCTGCGGAGGTGAGGCGTTCACGGAGTTCCGACACTTCCCGCAACGCCGCATTGGTCTTGTTGGCATGCTCGTCGTATTGGGCTTCCCAACGCTCGCAGTAGCCGCGAAGTTTGATGACCTCAGCGTTTAGCTCTGCGGTTGCCGCGTCTCGCAAGATGTTTTCGTGAAGATGGTCCGATTCCTCTTTGGTGAGACGTTCGCGAAGTTCGTCGCGTTCATCTTCCAGCGCGGCGAGTTCATCCCGGTCCACAACCACCCCAACGAGCGGTTTCGGCCGCTCGATGCCCGCTTCCTCAAACGGGTCGCGGTACACCGGAAATACCCACTCGGCAATTCGTCGCCAGAACGTCATCGGCAAGCCTCCGCTTTCAGGGCGTCCCGCTCCATGTTCGCAATCTGCACGTCTTCACGAAGCCTGATAATCTCGGATGCGTCAGCCATTTCACGCTTTCGCATTTCGCACGCCACGATGGACGCCTTGTGCACTTCGTCGTAGTAGGCGGCGCACCACTTGTCGCGGTCGTCGGTCAATTCGGCGATTTTGTCGTTCAGGCTCTTCGTGAGCGTTTCCTCGAGCGCCAGCATTTCGCTGGTCCACGCGAGCTTTCCCTCGAGCGCGGCAATGCGGTTCGTCATCCCCTTCGCCGTCTCTTCTGCGTCGGGCAGATTGCCGCACCAGAGGATCAGCCAGACGGCTTCGAGGGCGAGTTTCAGACGGCTCCAGAGGCTCATGTGTTTGGATGTCCTTTCCACACTAGACCGCCTTTTATCGCCACTCCGGGATAGAACTTTCCGTCGATGGATGTCCCGAAAATGATTGGCTCGGGTTTCCTCTGGCACTTCGGGCACGGTTCCCACTCGTCATCTTTTGTGCAGATGCTGCCGTAGTCGCTGCAGAATTCACACTTTCCGAGTTCTGGATTACCGGGAGCCCTCACTGGTAAAGCCGCCTTTCCTACGCCGCGTCGTTAGTAAAGTGATCAGCCGAAATGCTTACTTACGCCCGACAATCCACAGTGCGTGATAGTTGCCAGCGTTTGCTGCTTCCCGAATCTGATTCCACTGCCGCAAATTGAAGATATGCCCACGAGACGCCAATATCGCGAACGCTTCCATCTGGACTTCAAGCCTCTCCTCAGCAGTTGTCGGAATCGCTCCTCCGAGCACGTCTGCGAGATTCATCTAATTTCCCCAACGAAGAACCACCGGAAACCTCAACACCCGCCCCCACTTCGTCAGCATCTGCTCCGAGTCATACCCACCCGTCACAATCAAATACTGAGCCCGCATCTCCACGCCGCGCCCACGCCAGACCCATGTATCCCCTTCCAGTGTCGGCCACTGCTCGTTGTACATCCGCAGATGCCCCTTGTAGACCATCCACGCTGCGCCGTTCTGGTCGATGCGGTCCTTTTCCCAGAACACCAGTTGCGGCGTCTCTTCGCCGTTGAACTCCGTGTAGTAGTTGACCTCGATGGTTTGGATCTGGTGGACGGTGATTTCTGGCTCGCTCTCGGGGAGCGGCCATTGCGCGAGCAGGGCTGTGGCGAGGATCAGGGCGGTCATGCAGGCACCTCGGTGAGTTGCGACCGCAAGATTGTGAGAACATCGCCTTGTGGCACATCAACAAGCGCCCGAGTCTCGGTTGCCTTCAGGACGCGACATTTTACATAGCCACGAAGTCGCACGTCATTCGGTCGCAGCTTCTGAAACGTGGTGTCCATCAAGTGCTCGGAACAACAAAGACCGACGAATAGCCCGCCGTCCGGAGTCGGGAATTCATACGTCCGCTCATCGCTGAACGCGCCTCGGTCAATTTCGCAGGAGATGCAGTATTCAGGCATGGGTCAGATTCAGCCGTAGGACAAGTCTTCGTCAATCGCGTCCTCTGGCGTATATCCGCCGTCGTAATACGTCTCGCGATACACGCCCCAATCGAGCGTTTCAATAACCCGTTCTTCCCATCCGAGTTGGCGGTAATACGCCTTTGCCTGCCGCTCCCATTCCGACCATTCGATTTGCTGTTTCATGTTTCCTACTGCACCTTGAACCGAATCCCCTTGAACCGCCGCGTGTGAATCACGACCGCACCATCACATGAGCCACTGATGAACTGCCCAACCCATCACAAGGGTCGTGAGCGGATAGACGAACGGCCACAGGAAATGCAAATCGCTAGCCTTCTGCGGTCCGCGAATCGTGGCGCGAATCAGCAGCAATCCGCCACACAGGGCAAACGGCAACGGTCGCAACCCGAATTGCTCGACAACGAACCACTGCCATAGCCACGTCAGCGACAGAGCTTTCAGTGCCACCACCGCCGCGTTGATGCACATGGCGACTGGCGCGAAGAATGGCACAGCCACAACTCCCAGCACGGACTTCGCCAGCTTTTCAGCCGCTTCGTCTTCCTTGGTCACAGAATCGCTCCCAGAACTTCGCGGTCGAGCATTCGGCGGAAGTCGTCGAATAGACGCTCAAGAATCGGACCAATAAATCGCATCACTTCACCTTGAACCGCAGTTTCCCGAACCGCACCAAATCAAACGCCGCCGCGTCAGCCGAACCATCTCCACGGGAAATCAACCCTTTTCGACTGCTCCTTGCCGCAGATCTGGCAGCGACGAAATGCTCGCTTGGAGAAGTACGCCGAGATTCCCCGCCCGCATGCTCGCCAATCATTCCAATCGTGGTAGCACCAGCCCATGAGACTATAGAAACGTCGCATCATCGCGTCGCCATCTTCTTCGCAGTGTCACACCTGCAGTTCGGGCATTGAATCTTTTCCGCGACGGGTTGCACGCGCGGTATCGCTGCGTTGCCGTTAAAACCACAGTTGGTGCACGAGACTTTGATGTTGTACGTGTTTGTCAGGTCGCCGTAGGTCTGCATGTGTCTTTGCAATTCAATCAGTTCGTGAGCCATTTACTTCACCTTGAACTTGAGCCGCCCGAACCGCACCAAATCAAACGACACGCCCCCGTCCACGAACTCAATCGCCTTGAGCGAATCGAGCTTTTCCCCAGCGCGGTCTTTGAACAGATGGAACCGCAACTCCGGGGGATTGCTGAACTCCACCGTTGAGCCGCTGTGCGATACGTTGCCTGCGCCGAACGAAACCGAGAACCAGCGATTGAGCTGCGACACGCGCGACGGTCCCGAAAACTCGACGCACTGCTGACGCAGGTTGATCCGCGTCTCCGGCAATGCCACCATCGCGGTTTCCAGGTCGGTGTGTGCGCCGATTGCCTGCCTGCCGTGCTTGCGGAGTAGCTCCTGTCGCCACGGCTCCGCAAAAGGGCGCTGGGTCGCCACCTCGGGGGCGTTGACCAGTAGGGAATAACGAACGCGAATCCACTGCTCAACCTGTTCGGCAGTCTGTCGCCCTTCTCGGCGTCCGATTTCTTTCCCATCGACGGTCATGACGTAGGTGGGGGTGGCGTTGACCCCATACAGTTCGAACTGGTCGCGTGACTTCTCCCAGCGAACGATGTGGATGTGCCGCTTCGTTCCGGGCTCCCAATCCCCAACAGACCAGCGGGACGCATTCATAGGGGGCGAGTTGAACCTGTTTATTTCCCTCTCCGCGAGAACGCACGGCGCACAGCTTGCCGCCGTGAAGAACCGCACGGCGATTGTGGGCTCTTTTGGCTCATCAGGAGGGAAATACTTCACGGGCTCGGGTTCGATGTGTGGCTCGGTGATGGATGCGGGCGGCTGAATCTCCACGGGCGGTGCGGCTGATTCCTGCGGCTGGTTGTCGCCCAGAGCGTCGATTCCAGCCTCAGCGGCGGACTTCACACGGCTGTCGTCTGCAGCAGCCGGTGCGGCGCATCCAGAGCAGGATGAAACCGCAACAGCGACAACGGCAAAGATCAGAATCGCGCCCACGATCCCTGCGAGGGTGTCTTTTGTGGATTTGCTCACGTAATGTCTCCTACGGGAATGTGCCGCCGCCCGTACGTTTCCATGTCACTAACGCCGATCACAGCAGCGCCGGATTTGCACCAGTAATCCACCGCTTCGGGCTCGACTTGGGCACAGCCCCTGTCGCCCCACTGCTCACCGTGCGAATTCACCAGCCAGACGTGACTGCGGTCTGACGCCAGGGACACGAGAGCCAGAGCGTGACCGCCAAGGCTCTGCCCTTTGCAGTCCGCCAGGCGGATAACGCCACTGCGATTGTTCGCCAGTGCCGGTGTCCAGTTGATTCCGATTCCGGTGGGACCAATCGCCATGCCCACCCAATGCCGCACGTCCTCGTAGGACTGCATCACGGATGAATTCTTGAGGCGATGCTGCTTGGCTTCGACCGGAGCGTTTGCAGGCCATCGGGTGACGTACTGGACTGGGTTCGGGTAGGGGAACGTCGATTCCTTGCACATGCCGACGTCCTTCATGGCAGCCACGCCACCGGCGATGCTGGCTCCCATGTCACCACGCATGCCCCCGTCCTTGATCTGGGCTTGCAGGTAGCCCCACATCCGCGACATCGGAACAATCTTGCCGGTCGCCAGGAAGTTGATGTACTGCATGCACAGGGCGATTTCATGACCCTCGCACGAGCCAAGATTGAACTGGCTCGGGTAGATCAGTTTCCCGCGCGGGTCGAACGTCTGGAGTTCCGATTCAGCGGTCGCTCGCATCAGGAACGGAATCGAGTACCGGCGCAGTTCGTCGTGCCGTTCCTTTGACGGGTCGTACCCCAGACCATACTGTCCGCCCAATTGACTCACTGGCGAGCCTCCATCTTGTCGGCAAAGGAACGCAGGGTGTCCGCCACGCTCCGCGGGCTTTTCGATGCAGCCGCTCGATACGCAGCCGACAGCCGTTTGCAGGCTGCTGTGATCTCCGCCCGCCGCGATGAGTCCAGCGGTCCATCGGCTTCGAGGCAGGCGAGTTCCCGCGTCGTGATCGGTCGCAAGGCTTCAACGTGCCCCTGCTTCATGCTGTCGCGGGCTGCAATCATCGCCTCTTTGAGGTCTTCCGCGGACTTGACCCTGGAGCTTTCCAGCATCTTCGGGACTGCGGCGAACAGGTCAGAGAATCTCCCTGCCGCTTCCGTGTCCCCGTTCAGCGCCGTGCGGATCTCCGCGGTGAGGGAGGATTCGGATTCCTGGATGCCGCCGTGATGCCAAAACAGCAGCACGCCGAGCCCTACGATTGCGACCAGCGCCGCGAGCCCTCGGGCGCGTTTCTGCGGATCAGGCTGCATTCGGCACCTTCGCCTTCATCGCCTTGATCTGCTGGGCTTCTCGATTCACTGCAGCAGCCTTGGCGTTGTTCTGCTGCTCGGCCGCCTGAATTGCCGCAGCACGCTGTTCGCACTTCACCTGGATTTCTGCATCCAGCGCCGCAAGATCATTCAGCCCCACTGCGGCGACGGTCGTGAAGATGCTTTCCAGTCCAGAGAAGGGATTGGCTGCAGGAGCATTCGCGACAGGCGTGTTCGTCGCGACCGGGACAAACAGGTCTGTCACCCAATCCGCGATGCCGCGCGAGAACTCGACCATCAGGACGCCGAGCCCGAACAGCACCCAGCCGAAGAACGCGGCAGGCGTGATGATCCAGCCGCCCAGAATGCCACCAATGCCCGACAGGATGGCGAATAGCCCCATCCCGCATGCCACGATCCGCATGATTGCGTGAACGAATGACCGCATCTACTTTGCCTCCGGGGGCTTCGTATTGTCCGCCTTGTGCTGTCGCCGCAGTGCCCAAATGGCGAGCACGGCACCGAAAATCCACCAGCCATAGGTGGGAATGAGCTTCACGTCCTGAATGGAGTTCTGCTTGATCTCTTCCGCAGCGGTACCCAGTGACTCCCAGGCACCCCACAGAACAGCAACCAGCATCACCACGGCTTTGTGGGCTGCGGCATACAAGCAGTCCTTCCAGTTCAGTGAACCGGCGGCGCTGCCAGTCTTTGCAACCGGGATTAGCGGCTTTTTCTTCGCAGGCTTCTTAGCCGCGGGCTTACGCGGAACCATTCATGGGCTCCCGACAGGCGCGCCAATTGGCTTGGCACCAATCCGCCGCTCGATGTGGTGCTCCCACGCATCCAGTTCGGCACGGAACACGCCCAGTTCTTCTTTCACTTCTCGTTTTTGGTCCTTGACCATCCCCATGACGCTGGCGACGGTATCCGTGCCCACGGGACCGCCAAACGCCAGGCAGCCCCAGGTGTGGAGTGCCCCCAGCGTCACGAGGATTCCGAGCAGTACGCCACCCAAGAGGCAGGCGATGTTCCAGCCGTTGCCGGTGTCGATGGTCGTGTTGTTCTGCTGGTCAGGCATCGTGCGTTTTCCTGTGTCGGAGTTCGTGGATTTCGCGGCGATGGCGGTCCAGTTCTTCGCCGTGGTGCTCTGTCAAACCCTCGACCTTTGTCAGCCGCGTTCCGTACTCGTGGTTCAGGTCGATCTGGACTGTGTAGTGATCCTTCATCTCGCCGCAGAAGGACGTGATGTGCTCCAGCTTCGAGGTAATCGCGCCGGCTTCCTTCGCCATGTACATCATCCAGCGGATGACGCCGAAAGAGACGCTGCCAGCTCCAGCAACAGCGCCGATGATGGTCATGACCGTTCCGATATCCGGCATCGTGCCGCCCTTTCAGAGTCAGGCAGCAGGTGCCGCGGGGGTCCGGTGGAAGATGTTCGTCACGTCCATCACGAGCTTGGCGTAGCCGGCTTTCGCCGCGAGCACCAGATGCTGCTCAGCGCTGACCGCGCCATTCTCGACTGAGGTGTAGACGTTCCGGGCTGTCGCGGCGAAGTCGCCATTCAACTGCAGCGCCAGTGTCGCGAATTCGGGAGCGAGATCCTGCACCACCTTGAGCCCGTCAGCAGTCGTCACCGCAGCCGCAACCTTCGCTTCGAGATTCGCCAGAAACGCCGCGACGTTGATTCCCATTGCTGTTTTCCTGTTGAGGTTTGAAACGTCCCGCCGCCGCATCTTGCGGGTGGGGTGCAGTCATTGCAGTCGGCGGGAGCGGGAAGAGATTCCGTAGATGCTGGATCACCTCCCTTCGCTGTTTCAGAGAGGCAAAGAAACGAAAAAAACCTCGCAAGCCGTCCATCGGGACGATTTGCGAGGCTCGTAAGACTCGGCCGGTCGGGGCTTCAGCTAATTTTCCGCAGCATCAACATTGTGATGCACGCTCCTCCTGTGAGTCAATCCCAAACTACCGCAATCTCGGGATGACTCGCACTGATCCGTCCTCTTTGTTGGCCACGAGGTCGATGATGTTCGTGGCTAATCCGTAGTCCGGCAGGATCAGCACTAACGTGGGCTCGTCTTCCGCGCCCTGCAGTTCAACCTTCGCCTTCTGAAGAGCCGCAATCGCTTCGTCTATCGACATCGTGAGTTTCTCACGCATGGCTCGGCTTCCCCAGCATTGTCGGTTTCGGATCCACCACCCGCGCAATCGGTTCTACGGGCGGCATGATGGTGATATAGACGCCGTTCCGCGACGACCTTGAATATCTGATTCGCGTGCCCACCGGCAACGCCTCGTCCAGAACAATCCCGCTGCCGCTCCGCCGCAATTCAACCTCTGCCATCTGTTGTGCCCGTCCCTGTGCATGGTGGAATCACCGATAGACCGTTCGGTGATTTTGCTGAGTGAAATTATACAGCGGCGTCTGCTGTTGGAGGAGTGGAGAAACCTACTCGCTCAGTCGCTTCATCGCCTTTCGATACCGCGAGAATGACCTATCCGCCGACTCCTCGAACTTGGCAATCTCCAACCCCTCAGTACGTGCCCACTCCTGCACGTAGCCACACTTCTGCGGGCAGAACAAAATCGCGGAGACATCCAGCGGCACGCTGCAATTCGGGCAGGTGTAAGGATGCATTCATCGCATCTCTCTCCTGTGTTTACAGCCCCAGCGGTTCGGCGTTCACCGCGTACAGCCCTGCGCCCCGGTCGCCTTGGAGATGGCGGAACGGGTAGCAGATTTGTCTGGGGGCTCGGGAAGCGGATGCCACAACGCGAATGCGCAGCCGCACGATTGTCCCTTGCTCTGCCAATATCCGTGAACCGTGTTCCAGCACGTTAGCTGCATGACACATCCTTGCAGCGGATAGCAGCAGATGAACTCCGTGCCGTCCTTCGGGGCCGTATCCATTTCTTGCCAGTTTGCCATCGTTGTCTCTCTCCCTCTGGGATTGACTGACTGAAAATTATCGCCGCTCTCTCGCCACGCACGTCGGGCATGTGTCCTGCATCGCGAAGCTCGAACCAATCTTCCGAATCGACCGCCAGCCTGCACGCTCGACCATCGCGGGGATGTCCGTCGTCGCGGTCAGCGGCTCGCTATTCAGCGTCTCGAATTGGGCGATGAAGCCGCAGGTGTCACAGACCAGACGGAGGATCATTGTTCGCATCGCTCATCTGCTCCTTGAGCCAGTGGACGCCGTTCGCGATCATCGCAGCCGCGCACGTCTCGTCGGCGTTCATCTTGTCGCACAGTTCGCGGGCCTCGGCGACAAACTCTGGCGGAACCATCCAACTGAAGGTCTGTCCCCAGCCAATACTGTCCGCCTTGACCTGCCTGCCCATCCAGAACTTGACCACGCCGCGAGTGTCGAAATCCAACCCTTGATCTCTGTCGTCAGTGCGGAATCGGTCTCGCACCGCGACACAACCATTCCGCTCGTCTACGAAAAATCTGTCAGCCATCGGACTTCTCCAGTTCAATGAGTTTGTTGACGGTTTCTTTAACGCAGCTTTCCGCGAACGCCGCTTTCGCTGCCCGCTGGTCATGTGGCCGCGCACCATCGGCACCGTCACGACATCCGTCCGAATACGCTTCCAGCCAGATTGATTCCACGAGGCTGCGGAGTTGGGATTCGGTCAGCGTGATGCGGGTTTCGTTCATTGGCACACCTTGCACAGACCGCATCGGTCCTCTTGCTGGTTAATCAGTTCGCGCCCGCAACAGTTGCAGTGCGCCTTCGATGTCAGGTCCATCGGCTTCTTGCAGTTCGGGCACTTCGGTGCTTTTAAGGCTGCGCTCCATTTGATGTAGTCGCAGCGCGTGCAGTGGTAGGGGTGTTTCATTTCTTCGCCCTGTCGATTGCGGTCTGAATCATTCGCGTGGCAGTCTCGTGAAACTCGTCTGGCACATTGAGGCGACACTTGAATTTCAAATATCCCTCAATGCAATCTGCGGCGTTTTCAGCCGGATCAATGCCCAGAACGTCGGAAGCGCGAACACTGAAACCTGACGGTGCCCCCTCAAGCGCTGTCCACACCTGACCCTTCGGAGCAATCGTCAGCCTAGCCTCTGTAGCGTCAACTGACGTGGCCGCACCATTCAGGTCCATCCCCGCTGGAAGGCCAATGAACCGAAATGGCACTCCGCATTCGGTGCAGTTGATCTTCACATCAGCGGAAAACCGCATCGGACCGCCAGTCGTGCTCTCGATCCGGCCAACATCGACCGACGCAATAAAATTCGGGTGTTCACATTTCGTTTTCAACTGACCATCCTCGCTTCTGTGCATAGGAAATTGCCTTCGCGTCCGTCTCAAACCACCGCTCGAACCAATTGGCGAGGTCGCCATTCACGCAGCCGAACAAAACCCAGCCTTTGCCATTCTTGTCCGCCCTCTTGAGTTTCACAGTCGTCTGCATCATTTCGTTCCTGATCTTGCCTTGGTTGATTCCCGTCAGTACGATTATCAAGTGTATCGACCACTTGAATACAGTCAAGACGCAAATCAAGCATTATGGCGAAAAAGTCCAAACATGGTGGAGCGCGTCCCGGCGCTGGCCGTCCCGCAACTGGCGATTCCCTGCCCCGGAAAACTATCCGTGTCTCCGACGCCCAATGGGCTCGCTGGAAACGCCAGGCAGAGCGCGAAGGGAAAACTGTCAGTGAGTGGATCAGGGGGTTGTGTGATCGGGCGTGTGGTCAGTAATCCTCGACGCCAGTACCAAGGCACCATTCGCATTCCTGCCCCCAAACTCGACCAGAACCGCCGCACTCAGAGCACGGGACTTCCTCTTCGGTGTCCCAGTCGTCCTCTGCGGCGCAAGCATCGCACACGACGGCACCATATAGCGGCGGTCGATTCGCCTCTCCCATCGGCTTCCCGCAGATGTCGCATAGCCGGCTCATCGTCTTCGCTCTCCTGAGAAACCTACTCGGGTCACTTCGCCGCGAGTTGCCGTGTCACTGCGTCCTGAACACTTCCACCACCGTGTACGCCGCATCCCCGAACCGCTTCCGTGCCCACGAGTCCACCAATAGCGAGTCGTCACGGTAGACCACGCCCGTCAATGCGTCCTCAACGCCGCGTAGCAGCTTGCCGGCGTCCGGCTTGGTCGTCGGGTACTCCGGGGCGGTTGGCTTCAATCCACGCTTGCCGTAGTGCCCCTTCGGACGCACGCGGTAGAACGTGACCCGAAGTAGCAGCGGGCAGTCGAGAACGCCGTCCCAGCCCTTCGCCTCTGCCGCGCACTGCGAGACGTGCGACATCCACGCGCCGGATTTCGGGTTGCTGTCCCGTACCCCCAAGTGCGCCCCACGCCGTATCGGCACCTTGCTTCCCCGGGTCTGGGCTACGCCTTCGACGCGAAAGGCGAGTACGGGGATCCATCCGTCCAACACCGGCAACGCTGCGGAGTAGTTGATGGTCGTCATGGGGTGGGCTCCTTGATCCAGGCGTCCAGTTGCTGACACGCCGCCATGAAGCGAGTGAACGCCTCGAACTCCGCCGGCTCCCGAGTGACTCCGAACTCAACACGCATCTCGTGAAATCCAGTCTCCAGAAACGAGACGAACGTCTTCGGATAATCAATCGGCTCGCGGTGAGCGAAGTACACGACCACGGCATGCCACGAATCGACGTAGAACTCTCCCGCCAACTCCCGCGCCTTCGCCTCGATTTCGCCTAGCGTCTTCACGGGGTTGGCTCCTTTGATTCTTCCCTGATTTCCGAGACGTATCCCAGAAGCTCCGACAGCATCTGCAACTGTTCGCCCATCAGATTCGCGTTGCGTCCTTCTTCTGCGGCGCGGCGAGTGAACGCATCAGACCGAGAACGGAACGCATCTCGCAGCTTCGTGAGTCGGCGAATCTTCGCCTTGATGGTCGCAATTGCCCGTTCCGTTTCCTGCTGCAAATCGCTCACGTCGCCACCTTCGCCTTTCGTGCTTTGCCTGCCAGCGTGATCTGAATCGACTCGACCTCGACGACGTGGCCCTTGGGGACGCTGATGCCGGTACGCCTTCGGAAATCTTTCGATGTAGCGTCAATCACGATGTCGCGGCAGAACTCCAGGTCCACCAGTCCGCCACGCCCAATCTCTGGCTCTCCTTCGCATTCAAGCAGCAGTGTTCTATCCCCACCTCCAACAGCAACCCGCCGCACCAGCCACAGCCGTTTCTTCGCCATTTCGCCTCACCCTCCAGAGACCCTTGGAAACACCACGGACAAACTCAGAACAACTCAACTTGCTGCGGTGGCTTTGTCGCTGGGAAGAGACTCGACTTCTCGGCGAGTATCGCGGCGGTGATGCGCTGGACGCCCGTCGCGAAGTGCTGCGGGTCTTGCTCAATCGCGATGCAGCGACGTTGCAGGCGAACGCACGCCTCGGCGGTTGTAAAACTCCCGGCGAACGGGTCGAGAACAACTTGGTCCGGCTCCGTATGCCATTGCAGGAAGTCCTCCACCATCGCCAGCGGCTTCTCGTTCGGGTGCTTCCGCTCACGGACGGGCATGTGCCGGACGATGTTGGGCACCTGCACGTCATCGTCAGCCCAAAGCAGCCTGCCGCCCTTGCGGTGTGCCACCATCACGAACTCGTAATTGCGGCGATACCGCCAGCCCATGCCGTTCCCTCGAGCGCTCTTGTCCCAGACGATTGCCTGAAAGAACGCCAGCTTTTCGTCGACCCACTTCGCCACGCGAGCGAACGTCACATTCGGTCCACCGCCAGCCATGCAGCAGCAGCAGCAGCAGCAGTCGCGTCTGAGAACTCTTCCGGCGTGATCCAAGAATCCGAGCATCACGTCGTCGAACTCCGGCCCGATGTCGTTGGCGATGGGTTCAGCTTGACGGACGCGGGCTCCCTTCACTCCGTCGCGAACGCGGGCGGCTTGCAAATCGTCCTGCATGTTGCCGTGCCCGAACGGCGGGTCAGTCCAGATCATGTCCACCGACTCATCCTCGATGGTCGGCAGGATGTTCAGACAATCCCCGCGCCACAGCACGACCCCGGCTCTCTCAAGCCGCAAGCCGACTGCCGTCTCCTGCACATCCCAGCCGCTGTACGCACTCATTCGCATTCCCCCGCGTGCCTCAGAACCGCATCCCGCATGTCAATAATCTCTTCACAAATCCAGTCGTGGTCCCGCTGGATGTACTGCACGATGTCGCCGCCTCTGAACTTGGTACTCAGGAACGGCAGGTCTAACAGCCCGGTTTGCATCTTGACCCAGAGGCAGATAACCACGAACGACGGGTCGTGGATGTCGTGCAGGTTGTGGCAGTTCGTGCAGAGGGACACTAAGATTCGCTTGTCGTCGCATTTGATCCGTGCCGTGTGGTGTGGCTCGAACTCGCCGTTGAGATTGAAGTGTCCGCCCGGTCCCGTGTAAGCGCCTGTCGCCTCAAACTCACAGAACGGGTGTGCTTCCATGTACGCCTTGATGACGCTAACCTCGCGGTTCTTCCTCTGGCTCACAGGCTTGCCGCGCTTGATACCCGTCCGCTTCAACTGCGATTGGCTCGGCTTCATGGCGGTGCGCTTAAGGGGCGTGCGGCGTTTCAAATTCATCCCTGACCTCCACAACCACGCGATAATCCGTCCCAGGTAGTCGTTGCTCTCCGCGTCCGTTTTCTTCCACAGGCCCGAGTTCCGAACCTTACCTTCCATCCACGTCAACCACGCCGCGTCCACGATTCTCCAGCCTTGCGACTCCCAGCCTTTGTGCCACTCGTCCAGGTCGATGCGCTGCCACGTCAGGTCTTTGGCGTTGGCGACAATCACAGCTCGAGACTCTGCAGCAAGTGTTTCAGTTCAGCCAGATATTGCTCCTGTCCCGACTCCGAGTTGCCGCGGTTTATCTTGCCGCCTCCGGCAAGCTTCGTAACCGCGTCTGCCGCCTTCTTAAATCGCGAGTAAACGCCGATACGCCGCAAGACTGCCGCAGTGGGTTTGTCGTCGCCAACGTTGCACCCGAGCCCCGTCAGCAGCATCGAAAGTGTTTGCGGCACGCCCTCTGGAGTCTTCTTCATGTCGGCAACTGCGACTTCCATCGCCATGTCGCTGAACTGCTTCGGATCTGTCGCGTTCAGCGCGGCTTTGCTGGCCATGCAGATCCCGAGAGCAATCAGTTGCAAGTCCCTTTCGCTGCCCATTCCCTGGACTCTCCTGTTTATTCCGCCGCTTCGGCCCCACCTTGTGCGTACCCCGATGCTCCAGGTAGCACGCACAGCACGTCAGAAGTTGCACCAGATGCACTCAGTCATTCGCCGCTTGGATTTGCCGCCAGCCGCGTTGTTGGGCAAATCGAACCGATGCACGTTCCAGCGGTTCTGCTTCGCGTAGTCGGCATACAGCTCGTTCTCGTAGCCGCTCAACATAAATCGCCCTTCGACTGCAGACAGCGTATCGAGCAACGCGACGTGTTCCTCGCGACTCATCTCGTGCGAGTAGTCGTCGGTTCCGGTCCTCGTGTCGTGCATGTACGGTGGATCGCAATAGTGCATGGTCTGCTTTCCGTCCTGAGTCCTGATGGCTTCGACACCTTCGCGGTTAAGGATTGCCACTGATCGCAGGCGAGCGTGAACCTCGGGCAGCCCTTCAATGCAGGTCAACCACGCCGACGCCTGCTCGTTCATGCCGCGACGTACGCGGTTCCGACTCAGTGGGGCGAAGTTCTTCATCTTGCCGCCCATCGACTGCCGGCAGAACACGAAGAAGTTGATGGCATGCTGTACGGCGGGAAATTCGTGCTTCACCGCCTCGCGCGCCACCTGCCATTCACCCTCACAGAACGGCATCGCCTGCATTGCCCGTTGGAACTGCGGGAACATCTCTTCCGATCGCAGCACGGACCAGAAATTGATGAGATCCCAGTCCACATCATTCACGACCTCGCTGACGTTATCGGGGTCCATTGCGAGTAGCACGGAGCCGCCGCCAAAGAACGATTCGACGTAGTGAACATACTTCGTTCGCTGCGCCAGCTTGATGATCTCGGGAGCCAGATAGCTTTTGCCGCCAAACCATTTCAGCACTGTGGGTGTCGTCATATCAGGAATCCTATCCAGTTGTCCGGGAGGTTCGTGTCGAACGGGATGGGTTCGACCGGAAAGGGAAGTTCGCGTTGTCCCGGCAGGGTCATGGGGTGTCGCCGGTTGCCTTGGCGATGGCTGCTTCAAACACGGGTCGCATTTTTCGCAGAGAATGCCCGAAGAAATCGCACATTCGAATCCCTTCGCGACATGCCTCCAGAAGTTCTGGAGCTGCAGCCGCTAATCGCGCATTGGCTTCCCTGTCTTCTGGGAATGCGGTTCCATCGAAGCCTGTCCATCCCACAACTTCTTGGCCATCTTCGGAATGGATCGCGAAAATCTCGGTTGGAAAGTTAGGTCGGAGCTTCCCACTGTGAACATGCCACGGTCCCGGTGTGTGCTTCGTTCCCATTGCTTCGCTTGTCCTTTCGGGCTGTGCTGGCCGTTAGAGAGATTCAATTCACCGCGAACAGTTCCACCAACGCTTCATGGTTTAGTTCGATGGCAATCGCACCGGCACGGCGTTTTGTTACCTGCCGCGTCGGAACACTCGCGCCTCGTTGCTCCCGGCGCTTTGCAACAGCAGAGATTGACTTTCACGAACGGCTCCCCATCAGTGCCGATGATGGTGCGTTTTGTTTCTGTCCAGAATTCAAGGTGTTTGCGCCGTGTGACCATTCGTGTATAATCCATTTCGCAGGTCAGAAACCGTCTATAGCGGCGGATGTACGTCTTGCCCGTGTCCCTCTTCGGAGGCTTGCATCGTCCGCAGGACGGTGGAACCCTGCCTGTCGCGAAACCTCACGCTTCCGCGTGGGCGATTCCCCTTCCGGGGATTTAGCGACTGGCGGGGTTTTTCTTTCTCCTGTCCTTTCCCGCGTCGGTCGCTCCGATTGGCGGGAGGGGGCTTGCGCTGGAGGCGGGTGCGTTTCATTGCTTCGGTTCCACGCCGAGACCACGTAGTAGGGCGCGAAGCTCGCCGCGGGTCTTGACCAATACCCCCGGAAGAACGATTGTTACCGACACCATCTGCCGGTCCGGTTGCTGCCACACAATCGCGCCGAATCCGTTGTGCCGCTCTGTAAGTTGAAGCAGCGTTCGCTGATCGTCCGCGAGGTAGGCCATGTTGTTCTTGAAGTCCATGCTCTCCAGCCATTCCGGCGTGATTAGCTCGTCTTCGTCGGCGGGATGTTCCGCGAGGTATGCGTCCACGATGTCGTTGCAGTCCCGAAGAATTCCAACTTCGTGCCAGCCTTCGTATGGCGTTTCTCCTCGTCGATGCTTCCTCAGGCGTTCGATTGCTTCGGTTTCTCTGCTCATCACTTCCCTTTCAGTTTCAGCCGTCCGCTCCGCTTGAGCGACTGCTTCGCTTTAAGCGGCGTCTTGCGGTGGAGTGGGGTACGCTTCCGTAGCATCTCAGTGGTTCCACTCGTCGAAGTAGTCGGGCTCCATTGGACCTGTCAGCTTCGACGCATTCTTGAACGTCAACGTCGCCATGTCGCAGAACAACGGAACCTGCCCGGTCGCACCGTGCCGGTTCTTGGTCACATAGATTCCCGCCTCGCTCTTTTCGGCGCTGTCGTCGTAGACCGATGGGCGGTCAAGAAACATCACCACGTCCGCGGCTTGCTCGATAACGCCGCTGTCCCGGAGATCCGAGTTGTGTGGTCTGCGGTCTGACCGCTTCTCGATTTCCCGGCTCAACTGACAAAGTGCGATAACCGTAATGTCGAGTTCCATCGCCAGGTTCTTCAACCCGACCGCCATCTTGGCAACCTGCTGCTCTCGAGAGTCCTTCGCGTTGTCTGGGGCGAGCAGTTGCAGGTAATCGACGATCAGCACGCGGAGTGGGTTTCTGAGAGAGTGGGTTCGACACGCCGCCTTGAGCTGCGGAACGGTTCGGCTCGTGCGGTCATCGATGAAAACCGGGAGTGCCGCGAGTGCGTTCATATGAAACGCAACCGATTCACGTTGGCTCGAAGTCAGTTTGCTCTGTGTAATGTCCGTGAATGGAATGCCCGTCTTGATGGAGACCAGCCGCTCTGTCAGTTCGATCTCGGGCATCTCCATGCACGCGAAGTAGACACCAGCCGCGCCGATGTTCTCCACGAGGTCACACGCCAAGGCTGTCTTTCCGGTGCCGGGACGCGCCGCCAAGACATACATTGCCTTCTTCCGAAGTCCGCCCGTGAGGGTTTCGTCAAGGTCACACAACCCGGTGGACAACGGCGGCTCCTTGGGCGTGTCGGGGTCGAGCTTGTCCATCACGCGAAGCGTGGCGTCCCGCAGCGATGTCGCCCCCCGTGCCTCGTCTCTGTTCGCCTCTTCGACCGCTTCAGCGAGTTCCGACACGAGGTCGTGCTCGTCGATGGTCGGGTTGTAGCAAGAGCGGTTCACGCGGGCCGTGGCGAATGCGATCGTGCGGCGCTTCCACCATTTGACGACTTCGCGAGCGTAATACTCCGCATGTGCTGCGTGCGGAGTGGAGTCCATCAGTTCGCCCAGGTACAAATCACCGCCCACATTTTCGAGCTGCCCGGCGCGTTCCAGTTCCGCTGAGACAATGAGGGGGTCGAGTTCGCTCCCCTGATCCCGAAGTTTGTAAATTGCCCGGCAGATATGCTGATGTGCCAACTGCCGAAACTGCTCGGGTTTCACGATTGCCCGGCACTCTTCCGTGGTCATCGAGACCAGCATCATCGAACCGAGACAGCCCTTCTCCGCCTCTTCGTTGTAGAGGGCGAATTGCTCGGATTCTTTCATCAGCCCAGTGGCGTCAATCACACCTGCACCTCCTTGATGCGATTGCCATCCGTGCGCTGGTCCGTGCCCTTGACGCGGATCATGCGCCCTTCGTTGCACCGGCTCTGAATGCGGCCGTCGTAGACTTCCGCCAGTTTGTGCGGCTCCAGGTTGCCGGTGATGATGGTTGCCTTCCCTTTGCGGCGGTTCAGGATTTCCAAGAGGATGTCGCGCTGAGCCTCGGATGGCGGTCGCACGCCAAGGTCGTCAATGCACAGCAGTCCGCAACGGTCCACGAGGGACCAGAACCGCCCCAGGTCGGTAAATCCTTTGTGACCGTCGTCTGGGCAAGTCCACGGAATGCGGGTCAAAGGATCAACCCGAGTCGCCGCCACAGCCCGAAGCACCTCGTCGCATTCCATCCAACCGGCTTCCGCGGGCCAGGTCTCGTACACGAGCGCCGACATGCAGGTTTTGCCTACGCCAGTTCCACCGAACAGGTAGACCGGGAATAGCTTCTTGGTGATTGCGTATGTGACAGCTTTTCGCAGGTCCAACGGGACTTGCGAGATGTCAGCCATCGTCGCCGTCTGGGGTAGTGTCCGTTGGGAAAGGGGCACTTTGGCCTCCGATGCGGGTTGGGTCGTGCTTCTGAGAACGGTTGCCGTTGGGCGACCAGTCGTATTTGCCTTCGAGGATCTTTGTCACAGAGTCGGGATGCTTGAGAAACCACTCCAGATCAGCCCACGATTTCCTGCCGACTAAACACTGCAGCGGGAATTTGGCAAGAGCCTCCCGCCACCTCCATGGCGGTTTGTCTTTCAAGCGAGCGCGAAACCATGTCCTACGCTTCGGGGTGAGCATCGCAGTCTGTGAATGCACATTGCCTTCGAGGGAGTTCCAGACGGTGACGAACTCACGCTCCAGATCAAGCAATTCCTGATATCCAGGTCCGGATTCTTCGGGTGGTGCATCGTCCGATCCCGCAGGGTCGGACAAGGTATTTACAGGGTCAGGGATAGGGTCAGGGATAGGGTTGAAAGTGGGCCGTTCTGAGTTCAGGCTGAGTTCATCCTGAGTCCATCCTGAGTCCGTTGTAAGTTCATCCTGAGGGTCAATTTCTGGGGTCGGTTTGAACCCCTCATCGGTCGGCTGGTCGTCAAGTCCAGTGGCGTGATCCGGGATTGTCACCCAATACTTCGCCGGCTTGCCGATATTTCCAGGTATGTAAACGAGCCACCCAGCCTTAACGGCTTTGTCTCGCACACGTTTGAATGTGGACTCGCTCCGACATCCGACCAGCGGCATCAGGATCGGGTTATAGAACGTCACGGGACGGCGGTAGTGCGCTGCGTCCTCGGTGTGGGCGACTATGGTCAGAAGCGCGAACACCTCCGGCCCAAACTCGGAAGCCACACATGTCTTGACCATCGCCCGAACCGCTTTGTGGGCGAAATGGGATTCCCGCCTTGGGTATTGAGGTTCCGCAGCCATCTTTGGCGAACTCCGAAAGTCCGTTCTCGGTCGAGGTCAATCTCAGGCAACGTCTTCCCAGGTCTCGCCCCAATGCCTCGGTCGCGGCCGTTCCATCTGAATCCAGATGAGATACCCAACTTCGAGGAACTGCTCCTGGATCAGCCAGGCTATTTCCCGATACTGCTCGGCAGCGCTATAGATGTCCTGACCGTCATCTGCGTCAAAATTCCTGCGTGCCATCTCTTCGAGAATCGCCGCTTGGGTGACGCAATGGTCAATTACGCCGAAGGGAGGCATGATGCAATATCCCTCGGACACGAGCATCGACACGGGCTGTTTCGCGAGTCGTTTGCACTCGCGCACATAAAGAATCCAATACTTGTCAGCGTCTGGATCCCTCTGCGACTTAGCGTGCGTGAAGTCGTGGCAGTGCTTGCAATTCCCCTGGAGGTCTTCAAGTTCCTCGTGGTACTTGCGGGCATAGGTCGTGTGGTGCACCGCGTCAATCGCGAATACGTGGCACCGCTCGCAAATACCGCCGGCCCGCTTGTGCACCGCCTCTTTCAGTACCGACCATTCCCGACTGCACAGGTAGGCAGCGTACTTCTCTTTTCCGTCCGGGAGTTTCTTCCAATCCTTAGCCACGAACTTTCTCCTTGTTCTGGTTAGCCATCTCCCGCGACCGCTTCGCACACGCCCGCGCCTTCATCAGCCAGTACCCGCAAGTCTTCCCCTCTCCCGGCTTATCCACGGTATCTACAGCGGCTTGGCAGATGTCCCATTGGTCTGGGGTGCAGCTCACTTCCAGCATCTCGTACTCCTCTGCCGCCCATGAGACGGTAGCGATACGGGCACGAATGGTTTCCAGCCATTCCAGTTCGCTGCCGGTTGAGATGGCGGTGGCTAGAGCGGTACAGATTGCCTGCCAGTGGGAGGCTTCGAGGTAAAGCGATTCAGCGTCGGTCATTGGATATATGTCGTGGTCTGGAAAATACTTCGTTCAGTGCGAAGGCGTGATTGCACTTTAGGCAAATGGCACATTTCCACTGAATGTCTTTGTGTGTGATGTCAGTGGATTGAAATACTTCGCCACCACATCGGGGGCAGTACAGCCTCTCGCAGTCGATAACTAGCTCTCCGTCCTTTGTGTGCAGCAGATGGCTGCGCAGTCGGGCAATCTCCGCCTCAAGAATGGCGATTCTTCCGGGCAGTTCTCGCGGTCGTCGCCACAAACTCCAGATCCAGTTCATTGGAGATATCGCCCCTCTCCGCTGCATTTCCAGCACTGCGACTCAGACGAGCGCACAGAATCTCCCCTTACGAGGCAGCCCGATCCTCCGCACGCATCGCATGTGACCTTTTCGCGTTCTGTGCTCAGCGCTTTTTTCAGCGTCTTGATTTCAACATCTCGCGGGTCGGAGATACATTCGTAACCGTTTGACATACCGTAGGTGTCGTAATAGCTAACCAGCACTTCGGCGGCAGATTCAAGTTGTTGTTCCCCTTGAATATCGATCCCAGCCACGTCAAGAGCCGCCGCAAATGCCTCTCGCCAGTAATCTAATTTCATGTAATCACCTCTGTCACACCACACGCTCGCAGCAAGCATAGAAACTGCTGTCGCGTGATGTCGTGCAATTGCGTATCGCCGGTCTTGCCGAGAATCACATCAACCTTTCCGTCCTCCCAGAATCGAACGCACAATTCGGCTTCATCGAGGAATACATCCACGTCGAATGTTCCAGACGTCCAGTCGGACCGCTTGAACCGCAGATAGCTCAACCCGAAAAGCCACTCCGGGGTGATGCCGTGCGCCGAATCCGCCGCCTGTGGCGGCATAACCGATAGGTCGATGTACGGTCCTTTGCCCATCGTCAGATTGATGACCCACCCCAGCCGGCCGTGCGGCTTTATCCCCGGTCCGCCTTCGAGCGTGAACTCCTGCCCACGAGCAGGGAACCACGACCAGTGCGCCAGCCAGTTCACATGCCATGCGACCGCGAATACTTCTTCCGCCAATCGTCGCGGAGACACGGCGTCGGCAGTCCACGGAACCGCAATCAGGTCGATGTCGCGATTCAGGCTCCCGTGAACAGCGATGGCATAGCCCAAATTGCGGCACTGCGAGCGAATGGGCTCAATCAGCAGTTCGTACAACTGCCGCGTATCCATCTTCGACTGCGGCGATTGGTTGTAGCGCTGAATCAGTGCGTAGTCGATTTCGTGCGGGTTTGGCGAGAGATCATTAGCCACGTTCAACTCTCCGAAAAATCTGGATAGTTCAAATGCCGCCGTTGTTTCCGGGTGCGGCCACCCCGCATTGCTGCGGCCTGTTCGTCGGCTACTGCCTGATGGGGTTGCGGCATTGCAGCCGCTTTTCAACTCCCCCGATTGGTTTTAAGCCCTTATCTCCAATCTGACGGCCCTCTCCGCTTTCGCGGCGGCGGGGTCTACACCTCAATAACCATCCAGACACCGCGCAATCTGCTCATAGACCGATTGTTCCTCTTCGTCCGTAATTCGCAGAGCGTCGTGTTCCTCTGGCGTCATCCCGTGGAAATGCCACTGGATTTCATGCGCGTTCGTGTCTGCCTCGTATCCACCATCGAAGTCGATTTCTACGTCCCGTTCCTCACCCCGAAATAGCACTGCGACTAACCGGCCCATTGCGATCCTTTCTCCACGCAAACCATCGCCCATCGTGCGACTTCAGAAACAGCTTGCCGGATCTGGACTGCCACACAACGCCATGTTGCACTGTCGAATACAGGCTCCAACCAGATGACGTTGGAGCCTGATTGAGTTTCACCCACGCCATCACTTCAACTCCACGCCAGCGATGTCCGAGTCATACCGAACGGCCGTGCCACGGTCGTTGCGGACTTCGTACCACCGCGAGCCTTTGAATTCGACGATTTTCATCACGGTCCACTGTCTCCCGTCGAGGTCGATGATTTCGGTTCCGGTGGTGATTTCGGTCGTCTGCATGATCGTCTCCGGTTCGGGGTGCCTGTTTCATTCCCAACAGGTCCAATTATGCCAGTGGCATTAAACCCGGTCAAGCGAATAATGCCAAAAGCATTAAAACAGCTGGGAACCTACTCGCCTTTGAACAGGTCGGAGACCTTGAGGCGGAGCACCGTCGCCAGAATCGGCACGGTTTCAATCGAGGGGAGGCGATAGCCCATTTCCCAGTTGTAAATCAACGGGGGGGACGCCTTCATCCCGGAATCGGTCAACTTCTTGCTGAGTTCCTTGACGGACCATCCAAGCGCATCGCGGCGTTGTCGGATCTTCAATCCGAACCGCCCTGCAAACGTGCTCTGATCGGGCTCGCTACGTGGGCGACCCATCCCGCCGTCCTTCGTCTGTTTTGCCTGAGTTGCCGTAACCGACATGATGGTAAGTCCTTTCACCGTGGAATAAAACTGTCCGGCGTAAGTGACACCTGAAATCCCGCGCCCGGCTTGCGAAGCCGGGGGATGTGAACGCTGCTCAGAACGGCGCTTCCGAGAATGGATCCTCGTATTCCGGCTCTGCTTCGGGCTTCTGGCGCTGACCGCCTCCGCCGTTCTGCTTTCCGCCGCCCATCATCTGCATGTTCTCGGCGACGACTCGCAACTTGGAGCGCTTCTGACCGCTCTCTTTGTCATCCCAGGTGTCGAGTTGAAGCCGCCCCTCGATGAACACCTGCCGCCCCTTCGTGAGATATTCCGCGGCGACTTCCGCCTGCTTGCCCCACAGGGTCACGTCAACAAACGTCGTTTCAGACTTCTTGGAGTTGGACGCCTTGTCGAACCAGTCTCGATTGACCGCCAGACCGAGTTCAGCAACCGCCGTCCCCTTCGGTGTGTATTTCACCTGCGGGTCGCGAGTCAGATTCGCAATCAGGATCACTTTGTTGTAGCTCGCCACTATTCGCTCTCCCTGTTGGACTTGTAGATGCCCTTCACGGGCTTCCTGTTCTGCTTCGGCTTCTCCGCGCCGAATGCGTTCCCTGATGGCGAAATGATGTCGCGCCCCGTCGCATCCACGATTTTACCGAGCGATTCCCGAAGCGTGTCGGCTGCGGCTTCCAGCGTGTGCAGCTTGTCAACGGCAGCGCCCGGATCAGCAACCAATTCCTGCACGTCGCCTCCAGCGGATGCGCACTTGAGATTTGCTGGGCAGAGCAAGCACCGCTCGTACATCGGATGCGCCGGCACCTGCTCGACCGGCTTATCCTGCCATCGCGCCATCAGTTCGCAGGCTTTGCGGACCCGATAGAGGTACTCGTTGTAGCGGTCGCGGGTGAAATCGACACGGTAGGTCCGGCGGTTCAGCCGGGTACACCAGACGGAGATGCGGACGCACTTCACGTCGGGGTAGTGCATCAGGAGCAGCATACCGTGCATGTCGAACTGGAAGGCGTCGGCAACGGAATCCATCGACCACGGCGTATGCCCGGACTTGTAGTCGATTTCCTCGATGACCTCGGTGGATTGGGTCGCGTGCAGTAGGTCGATTTCCGACGTGGGGCGTAACCCCAGGTCGTCGAAGTCGTGCGCCAGTTGCCCGCTCTTGTCGCCGCGCCCGCCATCGAATCGAAGTATGTTGGAGAAATGCAGATCATTCAGGTATTTGCACCACGCCCAGAGGGATGGACGCAGCGCCCGAATCACATCCGGCTGCAGGTCGGGGCGAGTCGAGAGAAGCAGCGTCTCGACCTCTTCTCGCAACTCGACAGCATTGTATGCCCCCTGCGAATCCACGTAGGTAGCCGTTGCCGTGCTCAGAACGTCGTGTGCCGCGTTCCCGCTCTCTGCCGCGAAGGATTTTCCATTGAAGCCGCCATCAGAGAGATAGCGGGCCTGCCGGGGGCATTCCTGCCACTTCTCCAGGGTCGAGCGGTCGGCAACAATCGTGTCATCCGTGAAAAGGTCGCTCATTGCGGCGGTGCCTCCCCGTCACGCTTGAGGCGGATAGCTTCCGCGACCTTCGTGAAGTCGTCGCGCGTCCACTCGCCAGGCTTGCGCGGGTTGAACTCGCGCATGGTCGTCTCGTAGATGAGTTTGAAGAACTCTTCGCTGTCCTTCGGATCGTAGGCGACCTCGGTCCACGCTACGTGCAGTTCGCCGAGTTCTTCCTTTGTGACACGCTGGGCGCGGGGTGTCTGCTTCGGCTTGCTGGCGTCGGCGGCTGGGTTCTCGTGCTGCTCCGGTCCCATATCCTCCACGTCCTGAGTAAACAGGTCAGAGAGACCGTAGGCATTCAGCACAGCATCGACCTTCGCCGCTTTCTGGCTCATTTTCAGGGATGCGTTTTCCTGCATGCCCTTCGTGCCGATTTTGAATGCACCTCGACCGTGCCCGATGACTTCCCCTGTCGCCCGCGAGATGAGCTTGCACGACGAGACGAACGTGCCCTTGGGCTCGCCGAGCTGCTTCCATCCGTCAAGGTCCGCCTCGAACATCGGCTGCAACCCCAGAAGGTCACAGATGAAGTCCGCGCCGGCTTTGTAGAGCGACGGCTTCGCCTGCCACTGCTTTGGATCAGCGTTTCCGGGTTTGCATCCAGGCGGGTATCCGAAGTGCAACCCCTCCTGCATGTGGCTCTTGATCCAGTCGCGGAACGCCTGTCTGCGGTCCCAATACTCCGACAACCCTTGTCGCATCTGCTCGGGGCTCACGAGCATTGCCCGAGAGCGCAAATCTGCAAGGGCTCGCCCCTCTTCGAGAGGATTTGCTGGTTGCGGTACGGTCGTCAGTTCGTTTGTCATTGGATCTCCTTCGCCCGAATCAGCGGATCGGACTGCTGAGCGTCGATGGCGTCTAAGGCTCTCTGCAAAGCTGTCATGTCACCACCGCATTGCTACCGAATCTCAGGAAAGTTCCCAGACCCATGTTGGTCGCAGGCTTACGCTTCTCGTGCAGCAGTCGTCGCGGAATCGGCTCAAGGATCTCAACGAACATGCTGATTGCCTGATACCAATGGGCTTTGACGCTGCTTCCAAAGCATCGGCTGCCAGTTGGGCCACTTCCCTTGTTGCGGTACTTGATCCCGCAACCATTCAGGATTTGAAGCCCACGTTGGTAAGCGTCGCCCGGCTTGTCTTCAGGCATGATTCGCACGACCAACTCGGGCGGTTCGTCCTCATCGAAACAGAGAAACCAACCATCTCCGCGAATCACCGGATCACGAAACCACTCGCCACTGTCGGTCAGAACATATGTTGGATAAAGGCTCATGTCCCCTCCCCGCGTTGCCCCAGGTCGTCAGCGTGAATTGCGTTGTAGACTTCTTCGCGGTGGACGGCGACACCCGGCGCGTCAACGCCGATTCGCGCAGAACCGTTGTCCAATCGCACGAGCGTGATAACCACGCCGTTGTCCAGAATGATTCGTTCTCCCGGCTTCCGCTTGAGTACCAGCATGTTTCGCAGTCCTTTGCGTTGTGGTTTTTCAAAACGTCGCCGGTCTCTCCCGACTGCCACACCACTAACTCAACGGAGGCAAGGTGTCGCCACAACTGGAGCGTCAGTCGCCAACGGCCGTTTAGGCTCCGGCGGGAGCTACCAGTCCGTGTGAATGCCGCGTTCTTCGATGTCGGCGCGAAGTCGCTCGATTTCCTCCGCCGTGAGGGTCAACTTGCTGACGGCCAATTCGAGCGAGCCGAAGTATTCCATCGTGCCACTGGCTTGGCAGTCCCATCCCGTGTAGTCGCAGCCGGCACGCATCACGGCGAATCGACCATCATCCATGCGGCATACGCAGATCCAGATTGCTCCGTCGTTCTCGCCTTCGGATGCGGCGTACACTTCCGCGACATTCGCAACGGGACCGAAGTTGCGCTCATCTGTCTCTGGGTTGTAGGTGTCGAGGCACTGCCCGTTGACGGCTTCGTTAAAAGCGTGCTGCCAGCCGTAGTTCTCCATGAATTCAACGATGTCGTATTTCACTTCCGTGCTCCTTCTCTGTTGGACTCCCCGCCAATCAACTCCCGTGCCCGCACGAGCGACTGAATCGCCGAGTCGATGTTGGGCAACAGGCTCTGTGTCTCGACTGCTGCTTCGATGAACTTCGCGGCGCTGGTGAGTTCCAGGCTCGCTTGGACTGTCAGCGCGTAGGGGGTGGCGGGTGGTTCGTGGAGGCGGATCATTGCGGATGACTCCCGCAGCTTTTGATTCGCGGCATTTCGCTGATCTCGCGACATTCCCCCTCTTCGACGAAGTGCTCCAGTAGAACGAAATGCACAGTCATCGCTGGCGTCTCTTCGTCGCTATCCCACATCCGGGAATCCTCATCCCACTCTGGTTGCGACTCCCAGAACTCGACGCTAGTGGAGTGCCCGTCGCGAGTCATGTACTTGAAGCGGCTGCTCATTCCGTCACCGTCCCTTCAATCACTTGCGGCTCGACCTTGGCGGGTATGGGCATGTCGGCTTCGATGAAATGCCACACCTCGCGTCCCATTCCGCTAGTGTCTGCCTCAGCCTTCATGCTGTCGTCGTCCTGATTGCCATGCTGGCATCCGGTTCCAAATGCCGCCCACCAGCCACGGTCATCAACAGCCACAGCAATCCGCACCCGCACCGTCTCGCCGGACGGGGGTTGCTTGGAGCGGAGATGCTTCAGGGCATCCTCGTGAGCGTCTGCGCCATAGAACTGGGCGATGCGACAATCGCCTTTCCAGACTTCTGACACATCGCCACGGCATTCAATCCGAAGTTGTTCGCTCATTTCGCCCTCAGGTACTGCTCGGTGAATCGGGAAAACTGGGTTCAGAGTTTGTGGAGTTCGATGAGGGTGAAATACGCGGCGTTCACGGTCGCAAGGCGTGTCGCCAAGTCGGTAGTTGTCATCGCGCCCAGCCATTCACAGCGACTCTTAACGAGCTTGCAGGGGTCGCGAATCACCAGAGGCATACTCAAGGCTGCGCGCGGAGCCGGTTCAGTCCAGCAGTATTCGCCCCGCTCCGCGTCGTTCTGGAACATCAGACGTCTCCCTAATTGCGCAGGAACGTCGCGGGAATCTGAATTGCGAATGTCCAGGGATCGGAATGTCCGGAGTCGAAACGCTCCCGCAGGGCCAGCGCTTTCGGCGGGAGCTTGCGAGTGCAAACCGTGGCGTCCCCCCTGACGATGAGCAGGTCATCCAGCCCAACGCATGCTTTGAAACCGCGTTTCAGCCGGCGATTCACAAGGCACGCGATGATGCAGTAATTCGCGTTGGCTCGAATCGTTCCGTGATAGCTCTGCCTTGTCGCTATAAACTTCATGCCCTCTCTCCCCTCTCAAAAGCCACCGTCTCAATGCTCGACGGAGTTACGCCGCGTCAGCATTCAAAGCACAGATATGGTCCGCCTCGGCTGCTCGGATTGTCTGTCACGGTCCACCCAACGCCTTCGTACAGGCGAATTACGTCCTCGACGCGATATGAGAACTGGTCGAGTTCTTCGTGCAGAATGTCCACCCGTCCTGCTGTTCCGAATTTGTTTCCATGAGTGGACAGCCGCTCCTGCAGCAGTTCGTTAATTCGAGCTACGCACGTCGCTGACACCTTGGAGTTGCTGAGAATTTCCGCAGGCGATATTGGCTGTGTCATGCCGCGTCTCCTGAATGACGTTCCTTCCAGCCCCTATCCGTATCCGCATCCAGCGACTTCAAGCACTCCCGCTGCACCTCGCACCGCAGATTCACGGCGTCAGTGCTGTCGCCTGAAATCATCTCCACGAACGTCGCTACCCAGGCACGCCCCTCCAGTTCGGTGTACCTGCCGCTCCCCAGCAACCGCTTGCCGGTTGTGTAGTCCCAGAGTTCCCAGGACTTACAGACGATGTCCTCGGTCACGAGTTCTGCGTGCTCGCCGTGGGCATGTACGCTGAACGGGACTGAAAACGAGATGTACATCCGCAGGTCGTGGCGGTCGGATCTGCCGCCAGCTTCGAGCAGGTCGGTGCGGAGGTCGTAGGTGGCGAAATAAATCGTCATGGCTCACTCCTTGTGGGCTCGGGCTACTTGGGCGTGACAGTGAACGACCCGCCGCCGTTGTCCTCGACCGTGAATTTCTTGCCACAAACCCAGCAGTTGTGCGCGAATGCTCCGGGCTCGTCATGAACTACGTAGTGGTCAACCGTACTGTCCTGCTCCTCGCCGCAGTGCGGGCATTCGAACTTCTCGCTGTGGGCGTAGTTCTTGGGATCTTTGTGTCCGCTCATGGCGTGTCCTTTCGCTCAGTTGGTGGCGCGGGCGATTGCGGCGGTGCGTCGTTTCAGCCAAGCTGTGTATCGCGGCAGAAATTCGTCCCATCTGCCTTGGACAGATGGGAGCGGGGCGTCGTCCAGGACTTCAAGTAGGTCAGGCGCGGCGGCAATCAGCTTCGCGTTTGCCTGCGACTCCTCATAATTCGATAGCGGATTGCACCACGCGATAGCCGGTCCGTCGGACGCATCGGTCCCGACTCCTACGGACAGTTCGCCTTCCTTCGCTTCGCCAGTCTCTTCGTCAAATGTCGCCCAAGGTCCCGCCGTGTGCTTCGTCGCCATGTGCTGCTCCTGTGTGCTCGGGGGTAAGCGGGGGCTACTCAACTGTTTCGCAGGAGATTCCATGCGAGTCGCACCACTGCTGGAACCTGCCCGTTGCCGATGGCTTCAATTCGGTCCATCCGATTGGCCACCCCATGAGCCACTCTTCCCACGTCGGGTTCAGTCGCCCACCAGTCCCCGCCTGCGATGCTTCCCGTTCTATCGTGTAGTCCAATCGGTCGTCGGAGTTCGCTCGGTTGTGACCTGGACTCCAGCCCTTCCAACTCGTTGCTGTTGGTGTCGGGACTTTGCGGGTCTGCTCCCGGATGTACTCCGACAAGTTCGCTTTGCCGTTCGCCACTCTGCGGGCCGTGGTGTCCGTTGGCGTCACCCCGCCGTGCTGACCATCTGCAGAGCGAGGCGTCGGAACCTTCTCGGACAACGCCTTGTCGATCTTGCTCTGTGCCGCCCGGTCGCAAATCTGCCGCAACTCGTCCCGATCCATCGTGCGGGCTAGAATCCTCAATTCCCCATCCGAGCGATAACCGATGCAGTTCGGAGTCGGGAACTGTTGCGACAATCCAGATTCTTTCCCGCTCGTGATATACGCACGGAGTTCCGCCAAGCCAGATGGCGTCTTCTGCGGATACAACTCCCCATTTCGCATCGAACCCCATCTCGGAAAGGTCGCTGAGTACGGTTCCCAGCCCCCGAGAAGTGAGCGCTGGTGAGTTCTCCACAAGCACAAATCGCGGTCCCACTTCGCCGATGATGCGTGCCATGTCTTTCCAGAGTCCGCTTCGCTCTCCGTCGATGCCCGCGCCGCTTCCGGCAACAGAGATGTCTTGGCACGGGAAGCCGCCAGTGACGACATCCACGAGTCCACGCCACGGTCGCCCGTCGAAGGTTCGCACGTCGTCCCAGATTGGGAACACGGGGAGCAAACCGTCCCTTTGACGCCGCAGCAGCACTTCCCGGCAGAAGGGCTCGATTTCCACTGCACAGACGGTGTGGAACCCGCACAGGATGCCACCAAGGATGCCTCCGCCAGCTCCGGCAAATAGTGCCAACTCATTCAGGCGCTCCATCGCTCGATTCCTGTCAGACACCCATCGCGTCGGCGCACACGTCGTGCTTCGCCCAGAGCCACACGAGCCCCTTGTTGGGGATCACAATCCACGCAACGATACCTTGTATTCCGCTACCGTCTGCCTGTTGCTGGCATGCCAAATTTATGGCGTCTATCAGCATCTGCAGACCACTGCCGTTTACGTTGAACTGCCGATTGTCCATTGCCTCAAATCTCCCAGTCACCCGGCACTTCGCACCGGCTGAAACAAAACGCCAGGATCACGCCCGGTATCGACACGCCGTAAATCACCGCGATTCCGAACAGCATGATTCCGGTCTCCAGAGGCACATCCTGTAACTCTCTGCGCCCCGCTCCGGCGGTAGCGCCTTGAAGCCTGAATTGCGAAGGAACAACTGCGCCGCCACGTTCCGCTCGGCAACCTCGCAGGCGATGTGGTCGCGCTTGCTGTGGACGATCTTGCCAGCGAGCCGCTGAATCATCCTGGTGCCGACGCCCATGCGGCGGTGTTCGGCATGCACGCCGAGGCGAAGCAGTTCGATGTGCGATGCGCTCAGTTGGTACACCATGAACCCAAGTGATTCGTCCTCTTGCTCGATGACCATGCCGATGGTGTTCTTGTCCCGCAGCAGGTCGATGATTTCTTGTCCGCCGGTGAACCCGTCTGCGTACTCGACGCTCGGTAGGTCTGCACGGATCATCCAACGGACACAGAGCGGCTTGAAGGTTGCGGTTTTCATCACCCGGTCTCCTGTGTGAACAAAGTGCCGCGTCATGCGGCGTGGAAGTCCGTTTCCCGTGCGTCCCTGGTCAGTCGTCCTTGGGTTTTTTCGCCCAGCCACCGATAGGCTCTCCACTCGGTCTCCAGCCAGCGCGCACCATCTCGGCGATGACCTTCGGAGACGAGACCCCGCGACCGTGATGCAGCGTCGTCGAGAACTTGTATTCCTCAAGCATCTGCTCGAACACAGGCACCAGTTCGACAGGCAGGCTATCGCGAGCTTCGTCGTAGTTCTGAGTGCTCACAGGTCACCTCGCAGCGCAATTGCGATTGCGACAGCAAAGCCACCGATGACGGCCAGGATGGTTGGCATGGGAGTTCCCTTCTGTGGGAGCCCGCTCGGAATGGCGGGACTTGAGCTGTTACGAAAAGTCCGTGTAACGCGAGCGCGGGATCGGGAATCGGACCCGAGACTCTGAACGCTGGGGCGGTTCAGTGAGTTGCCATTACTCCATCCCACATGTGCCGGCTCCGCCGGCGGGTCATTGTTGGATCTAGCCAACAAGCCGTCCTTGGTTTCGCCTATGCAACCCGACGAAGCGCGGGCTGCCTCTGCGATACTGACTGTTTTGGCGACTGCTCCGACTCAAGCAACTCGCCGCGAAGAATCCGCCGCTCCTGCGGTGCCTTGAACTGCAACCGCACCGAGCCACGCTTGAGTTCCACCACCGTCACGGTCATGTCGCCCGCGACCACTGTTTCACCCAGCTTGCGGGTAAGCACAAGCCCACGTTTCCCTTGTCGTTCATCCATTGCTGTCAACTCCACAGGTAGTCCCCGGCCGTCCATAGTCAGCCGGTATTGCTTGGGCGACAATCGCCCCTCTGGCTAAAACTCATGCAGGCTGTTTGCGTTCGAATGCCTGTAACACGATTGCACCCTCAACAATTCTCAGTCTCACGCCCCTGCCTTTGCGGCGAGCGGTGACGTAGATGTTGTTTCGGAATGAATTCAACGACCCTGAAAAATCGACACCAAGGGTCAGCTTCCAGATTGACCCGTCGAGCCATTCACCCCACGGATAAGTAGCGCGCCTTCCCCCGTGACCACCAAAATCGAACGACTCAAGTTTCTCGGCCATCGAACTCTCCCTGTTCTGTTGCGTCCTACGTTTGTTCCCAGCCGTCGAAAATCCACCCATGCACCCGACTCATCGCCCACAGAATCGCAATCGCGAGACCGAGAAGTGTTGCCGGGTGGTTGAGTATGGGGTTCATGGCTGGGGGATCCTTACTTCGCGAGCAGTCGATGCAACGTGGTGGGCGCAATCCGATGCTTCCGCGCCAGTTGCCGCTTCGACACGCCGCTCTCGTACTCATTCCGAATCTGTGCGATCTGCTCTGGCGTCAGCGGTGCGCGGCTTGTCGGCTTCAAGTCGATTGACGGGCTGGTGTACGTCTCGCCGATGATAATCTTGCGGACCGTTTCGTCGCCCACGCCAAACTCTGTCGCCAGCGCCGCAATGGTCGTGTTGCCGAGTTCGTATAGAGCCCGGATGTGTTCCGCCTGTGCGTAGGACAGGACGCGATTTGATCCACCCATCCGCCCGCGGTTCACGGCGTCGTGCGCGTTGTCGGCCGCACTCCCCAGACGCAGATGCACTGGGTTCACGCAGCTTCGATGGTCGCAACTGTGCAGCACGAACATTCCTTCCGGCACTTGTCCATTAGCGAGCACCCACGCAACGCGATGGGCGTCCACCACCTTGCCTTCAATCTTGATGCAGCCGTAGCCGACGCCTCGACTGGCACCGCGCCAGAAGTGGCATCCGTCTGTGACATGCACCTTGTCGTTGAATCGCTTTCGCAGGGATTCGGTGACTTCCATGTTGCACCTCTAGGCTTCAACCAGCGTGCCGGCTGTCGTCAGCGCCCCGCGCGCCTTCCCAACAAACAGGCGAATCGCCGATTCGGCAACGGTCGGCTGTTTGCCGCCATCAATCGCGACCGCCTTCACTTTCTTCGTCCGCATCTCCGACGTGATCGACCGCAGTTCGGCCGCCCACGCCTCCAGATGCTTCGCGAACCCGTCGAGATCCTTTGCGGCGAACTCTCGCCGTCTTGGCGTTCTGCTGGTCATCAGCAGCCCTCCGTGTGTTGATCCATTCCCTGAGAAGCGTCTCGGCGAAGTCGTCGAGGAAATCGGACTCGGTGCCGGTCTCACTGATCCGGCACGTCACCTTGACCTCTCGTTTTTTGCCGTTGCTTGCACGTCGCATGGACCCTATTCTAATCTTGTCTGCAAGTTAGTCAATAACTTTTTGGCAAGTTTTCTTCAACTTGCCGCAACGTATTGCCACTAAAGGAGCAAGATGCTGTTATCTGGTGGAGTTTTGCGGATTACCTATCGAACCCCAGGGGGCAGCGATGGCAAAGTCGCCAAAAAAGACCACCAAGAAGGCGGCAGACGAAAAGGGCCGGTCGCCGCGAAAAGTGAAGGTGACGGTTTCCGACATGCGAGCGCTGGCCGCGAAACTGCGTCAAATCGCAGGCGCGGTCGAATCGCTGGCGGTCGATATGGAGCAGCAGCACGTCGAGTTCGTACAGTTCGACGGCTCGCTCGCCGGATCGCAGGGCGTGAAACTGCTGACGAAGTTCGTCAACAAGTCGGGGTCAGACCTGAACGACCGCCTGGAGCGGGTTTAGGCTCGCCGCAGCAATGCGCAGACTTGTTCCGTTTGTTCAGACGGAGTGGACAACACTGCGCTCGCGGGATGCAGATTCACGTCGCAGGAATCGAAATCGTGGAACGATCGACTGCCAGCCTGTCTCTTGACCGCGGTCACAGTGGCGAAATGAACAATCTTCCGCAGCCAACGCTTTACGTCGGCGGGGTTTCTTCGCATCAGTGTCTCGACGATCTTGCGATAGCTCTGAACGACCTCGTCGATTCCGACATCAATGTCGGTCGGCTTGATGGGCTTCGTGGGCAGTTGGGACTCCAGATGCTCGCGGCTCTGCTGCAGTTCCCGGATGTGATCCTGGACCACGCCCACAAGGTCTGAGTCCACCTCGACGAGCCGGCGCTTTGCCTTGGCGAGCTTCGCGTCGATAGCGTCGATCTTTCGGGCGACGTCGGCTTGATCGTCATGCGATTCCAGCCGCGCTCGCGCCTTCTCGGCGCGTTTGCGGAGAGCCGCAATTCCACGGGCAGTGCAGTATCTTTGGTTGACTTGCTCGATGATCGCAGCGAGCACTTCGTCCTGCCCAACGGTGTTGGCGTGATCGTGCACACCGCGTAGGTAGGCTCCGCAGGTGTAACGAATCACGCCGCTGCGCTTGTTCTCCCGTCCGTGCATCGGCGCTCCGCAGTGCCCGCACACCAGCAGTCCGGTTAGCAAAAACCGCTTCGAGGCACCCGGCGTTGTGCATCGCTGCCGCACCTTCAACTCTCGCTGAACCGCATCGAACACGTCGCGCTCCACGAGCGGGGGGTGGGCGTCTTCAATGGTGACCCAGTCCTCTTCCGAGTGGTAGATCGTCCGTCCTTTGCTCGTCACCTCAGAGCACACGCCGCCGGTCACCTGGATGTATTTCGCAGTCGAGCGGTGATTCCAGCGGTATATCCCGATGTAGGCTGTGTTTCTCAGCAACCGCGCCAGACTCGTGCGTCCCCAGATTCCGCCTTTAGAAGTCCGAACGCCGCGGATCTGCAGGTCATTGGCAAGCGAGAATAGTCCCGTGCCTGCGAGGTAGTCCGCGAAGATCTGCCGCACGATCGATGCTTCTTCATCGTGGACGGCGAGTCGCTTATCCACGAGCCTGTAACCGAATGGCGGTTTTCCGGTCCAGATTCCCTGCTGCGCCGCTGCGAGTTTGCCGCGCATCACATTGCGGGCAAGGTCTCGCAAATAGGCGTGTCGCCCTTCCGTTTCGACGCTCCAGATAATCCGGCTGGCGAAGTCGTTCCATGAGATCTCGCCGCGGTCCAGCGTGACCAGCGTGATACCGGCGTCTCGCAATGGGCGGATCCAGTAGCCGCCCTCGATCAAATCGAAGCGGCCGAACCGGCTCGCGTCCCAGCACAGGATGAACTTGAACTTGCCGGAGACAGCGTCGGCAATCATCCGCTGGAACTCAATGCGACGTTCGGTATCGTCACCGCTGATGGCGTGGTCGGCGTACTCCGCGACCAGCTTGAATCCGTTCTTTTTGGCGTATTCCTTGACCGCCTTTCGCTGGTCCGGAATCGACGTGTCCTGCTTGGCGGAAGACATCCGCAGGTACATCGCTGCAGGCTTCATGCCTCACTCCTCGACCGGAACTTTCCTGACGCGGGGCATCGACTTCGCCCGCCCATTCCACGAACTCACGAACCCGTCCGCTTCATCCGACGACACGCAATCGTACAGGACATTCCCAGCCTCATCCACAACCCGATACGCCTGAACTTTTTTGGTCGCTACTTCATTCGGCTCGTTCCCTCCGTTGCCCTCGTCCTGCTCTTGCCGCATCTTTGCAGCCTCCGCTTCCGATTCCGCTCTCGTGCCCCGGTTCGCTCCAATCGCGAGGCTTGCTGTTAAAACTGGGCGAGAGCATCCAGGCGACCGCCGCGGGTCGCATCCGCTACAGCAACTAACCATCTTCCCGGATGGCCAGTATCAAAACTCACTCACTCCCGTTCCGACTTCAAGACGAGTTCCCACTACGCAATGGGGAAATTCCCTAGGTGCGGTGAAAAACCTCCGACATATTCGCTCTGGTTTATGCAACCTGCCGTTATCCTGCCGAGATGTTGCCGTTGCCCTTAGGTGGTCTCCCCCTCTTTCCCACGTCCGGCAGGGCAGCCACGTCTACGCCACGGCGCTTGAGTTCGCGCTTCATCCCGGCGCGGATCAGGTCTGCGATGGTCTCGCCGTCTTTCAGGGCGGCGGTCGCTGCCGCCAGCCATTCCGGCGGCAGGACGATGGATTCTCGGCGCTTGCTCATGTTCAGTGAATCCTATCTCCGCGTCGTCGTGTTGCCGCGAGGCGACCGCCTTCAAATCTCCAGTTCGTCGGATCTCCACGACCTGCGTCCTCAAGGGCAATGTCGGCCGTGATTACGTCGCGAGGCGCTGCTGACTCCGCAAGTTGCTTCGCCGCCTCTTCCGCTTCGTCGAAGGCCTCGACCGTGACGAATCTGGAGCCGTTGATTCTGACAACGTACCTCATCGCAGGAACCTCCCAAGCGTCTCGTAAGCTTCGTTCGCCGTGTCGAGTTGAAGCTCCACGATTCGCATCCGGCAGTCATCGCCGCTCTCGGGTGGGAACGACACTTCATGCCCAGTCTCGATGTGAGTCGCGATCCAGCCGTAGCAATCCTTGGTGCGACCTCGCAGCCCCTTGAATTCACTTCCCGGCACCCTGCGAATCTTCCAGCCCTTGTACTCGACTTCCGATTCCTCATCGACGATTCGTGGCTCGCAGACCTCTTTCAAGGCGGCGGAAACCGCATCAACGATGGCGCGGTAGTCCACGCCCTCATCCTCTTTGTGCCAGCGGATTACGATCTCTCCGACCTTGGCGTTCATCCGAACTTCGCTCATGTTGACCCCTCGGTTTGCGGTTCGCAGGTCTCAGTTGCCTGCGTCGGAGCGTATTGTACATACCATTAACGGCACGTCAACAGAAAATGTATGCGATTTTAGGAAACACCCCGCGAGCGTACCGGGAGACTCGCCAGAGGGACGATACGCCCGCGGGGGTTGGTGTTTTCAGAAATTATGTCCATAATTCCATTGACGGTGCCGATATTGTGTGTATAATAAACCCAGACGCGGGCAACTGAGACCTGCGGGAATCAAACCGGGAGATTGAAAATGCAGTGGAAACTCAGCGACGGCGACAACCAGACACAGGTGGCCTACTGGCAAAACATGGTCAACCAGTCCGTCGAATCCTTGGGGTTCGATTGGTTCATCCTGTTTCACGGAGTCGGCAAACTGCCTCGCCTGCGTGTCGTCTCGCGGGACGGTCAAATCGTCATGCTGCAGCGCGATAGCCGCGACGAGATTTGCGCTGCCGACCCGCATTTTGAAGCTCGTGTCTTCGAACGTGCCCGAATGCTCGACATCTTGGCGGACCATTGCGGTGAGGCCAATCGCGACACTATCGAAGCGATTCGCGCCCAACTGCTCGCGGAACCGAAAGAGGTGTTGCAAGCCCGCGATGCCGAAGGAGTCTAGCATGCCCATCACCCCGAGCATCCGCCTCGTAATCCCCGACGACCACCGCGAGGAAATCGCCGCACACCTCAAGCCCGGCGAGACCGAAGCAGACCTGATCCGCGCTGGATACCTACAGCTCCTGAAACGGCGCGGTTCGAAACGGCAGCTCAGCGAGGTACGGGGGCGCGGGAAGCCGCCAAGGGTGTGACAGGGAGACATCTCGCCTCTACCTGCTCGTGGACACCCGGATACACCCGCGTGTGGCGTGGCAGCACTCTGGCTGACAATGGCGGAATCCCGTCAATGGGACGTGGCGCGTTCGTGCGATGGGCTTACTATACGCGGTACTGAACGCATGTCAACTGGGTTTTGTTACGTTTTCGTAACTGGTTGATCCAGCCAATATTGGCACTCGTTGCTGAATCTCGGTACGCTGAACAGTGCCCGCGGGCAAGGCGGGCAGGAAATACTGAAACACGGACGTTTCGTCCGGCACCGGCCCGGCATTTCTGCTTGCCCCAGGATGCGCGGGTTTCGGTGTTTCGTGGGGTCGAAATCATGACGGCAGTGCTGATGGAATCAGTCGAGCAGGAACTGTTGACGTTGAAGGGCGTGGTCCGCCGGTATCTCAAGGTCATCCGGAGCAAAGAGCTTCCCTTCGAAGAGCGGTCCGCTCTCAAGGGGGCGCTCGTGGAGATGCTTGAGGATCTGAGCCGTGAGTAGCCGCGCCGTCGTCTCGATTCTGGCGGTGATGACCTGTATCGTGGCTGCGATCTGGGTTGCCATGAAGCCGCGAGCCGATACCAGTCCGCGCGACCTGTCGGCGCTGGAGCGAGCTGCAGCAACCGGGCACGTTCAGAACTTCACCGATACTGGCTCTCTGAGCGTTTGGGCGAGCGACTTCCACCGAATCGAGCCAGAGTTGCGGGCAGCCGCTGGCGATGGGGAAATCCGGTTGATGATGGGCGGGACGCAGGTTGGGACTTACAGCAGACGGGCTGGGATCCAAGTAGGAGATTCGCCGTGAAGAAACACGCCCCAAATCGCCGTTCGGGCTTCACCCTGGTCGAAATGCTCGTCGCCGTTGCCCTCGTCTGCCTGATGTTGGCGATGTTCGGAGAAGTGTTTTCGATTGCCACCAAGAGCATGTCGAAGATGAAGGGCGTCGCGGAGAACGACCAGAAAGCCCGCATGCTCAACATCCTGATCCGGGGAGATCTGAGCAGCCGCAGCTACCGGCAGATTCACGGCGAGTTCGGAATTCGGGCACTCGCGTCGAGCGACAAGACCCCAAGCAAGTCCCCGTTGATGGCATCGTACGCCCGCGGCTACGTCTATATCGCCGAGAACAACCCGAACGACCAGATCGATGACATGATCCAGTTTACGGTTGACGCGAGTAACGCCTCGAACAATTTCGAAACGCCGACATTCTACGGACGCGCGCTCCAGTTCGGCTCCGACAACGGTCCATTTTCCCCGCCAAACGACACCAGCGCCCGCGACCTGTTGCAGCACAATCCGGATCAGCCGGTGTTCGACGATCAGGCCGGGCGGTATTCAACCGGCGCTCTCACCTCGGACCAGACCGGAACATCGGGCTACGCCGAGATCGCCTACTTCCTTCGGAACGGCAATCTCTACCGCCGACAGATGCTGATCCGGCAGCCGATTGATGGCACGAAATCCGACGACCAGCCGCTTCGGCCAGATGGAACGGCGTTGATCCCCAACGCGACGGTTTACACCGCCGGCATGATCTGGAACCCGTCGTCCCCATCGAACACGGATAACCCGCTGTCGAATGGCTTCGGCTTCGCTAATGCGAGTTTTTGGGGTGACTTCGACTATTCGGCGACATGGAGCGGCGGACTCCGGTTTGTGGGTGTTCAGAGCGGCGCTCTCGATAACTTCAACGGCCGACCGATGAGCATGGGGCAGCCGCAGAATCGCTGGGGCTTCGCGCCCGGAACATCCAGTGTGATTCCGCACTCAATGGAGTATACCGCCGATCAGAGCTACATCGGCCGCTTCACGCAGATGGAGACGAGCGACCCTGGATTCAGTTGGCCGGGCTCTCCGGGATACGGACCGGATGGCGTTTATTACACCGGAGACGACACCTGCCCATTGACCGCCTCGACGACTGCCGTCAACGCCAACGGCTTCGCCACGATCAACGGCAATCAATTCAACGGGACTCGCGTCTCTCACGATCTGCTGGCGACGAACGTCCACGAGTTCGACATCAAGGTTTGGGACGACTGGGCCACCAACCCGATCACAGGGATGACCGGGATGTTCGTGGACATTGGCGGCACGAACGCCTCGAAGTATCTCACGTCCCAGAGCGTGAACTATGGCAACAACAACCCGAACACCGCCGCGGGCTACAACAAAAACGTCTACGACACATGGACCGCTGACGCCTCGGTGGATGTGGCCCCGTTCCGAAACTTCGACACCGGAATTGATGGTCAGCCAGGGGTTGCTGGGATCGATGACGACAAGATCAACGGCATCGACGACGCAGGAGAAGCGGGCTGGCCCGGCTCTGACGACTGGCACGACATGAAGGCGATAGCCATTCATATCCGGTACTACGACGTGCCGACGCAGTCGATGCGAGATCTGACGATCCTTCACAGCTTCGTCGAGTGAGTCACCAGCGGCCATCAGGGCACTTGCTGGACTCCCACGCGACCTTGTTGAAGAACACGCTTTCGCTGTTCGCTGGGCATCCGCATTGAGCGCAGTGCGTTCCCGTGAAGTGGCCGCAAGCGTTTGTCTCGCAGATGGAAAGCCGCTCCTCCAACTTCTCTTGAGGCACGATCCGCATGTCGTTCCCGACGTGCGCGACGAATGTCCTAAAAAAGTTGACGATCCGGGTTCTGAATGGCGGCAGATCCATCGTCACACCGGGCAGCGGTACTGGTGAGAAAAGAACGCGACTCGCCCCGGCCCCTTCTGATCCAACTGCGTCAGGCTGCCGTCGCTGTTGATTTTGTAGGTGGTGGTATTTCCGGGGTTCGGAATGCTCCCGCTGGCTGTTTCAGAACAGGCGACAAGCGCCTTTCCGTCGTCGCTGATGCTCATCTGGTAGATCAGAGAATCGCTGATCGCGTTCGCCGGCAGAACGTTTGCGGTGAGGGTGCCGTTTTTGTAGATGTGGATTCGATTGCGGCGACTCCTGCCGCCGCCATCGCGAGGCGGATAAAGCGGATTGAAGGTGCCTGCATCCGATGAACTCGCAGAAAATGCAATAATGCTCCCGTCTGGACTGATCGCAAATGCTCCGGCGGAGTCCGCGAGAGAATCCGATGCGATACTGTCGTTCGCCACAGTCAGCGCGAAAGCTGTCCCTGCCGATAGGTCGTTTCCGGTTCTCTGCATCGTCACGAAGCCGTCTGCACCGCCGCCTGTCCCCGAGGCCAGGAGCCAAAACCCGAGCGTGCTCCCGTTCCAGGCAAAGATCCCCCCTCCAGATCCGCCGATCTGGCTTATACTGCTACTGTACGGACCGAAGATTCTGTAGATCGATGCGTAGCCGCCGCCGCTGTCTGCGGGCAACGGAATACTGCCAGTTGTCTGGGCTGTGAAGGTCGATCCGTCGAATGTGTACGCGATGTTGTCGGTTGATGTCGCGCTGCCACCAGTGAGCGAACCTGACGGTGGGCAGACCGCCATGAAATCGTCACCGCTCCAGCACATCGGGTAGCCCGTGCTCGACGGCATCTGAGCGATCATCGTGCAGCCCGAAGACGACACCGAGTAGACGTTCGAAGTGTTTGTCTCGTAGGTGTAATTGCAGATGTACCCGATCGGTCCCTGCGAGAACGCGCCGACCCCAGGCACGAAACCGAGGCCGCCAACGCCTGTCGGTTGCTGAGGCGAGTTGATGAACGTCGGAGCGCTCGAACAGGCCTGATAGAGCTGAAATGTGCCGTAGTACGAGGGTAGCAAGTATTTCGTGGGCCTGCGGATCAGAAAGAAGTTGTCGTCGTTGCGATAGTCGCCGCCATTCGGTCCATCGTCGTCAAAGTCGATTCCAGTCGGCGGCATAAACCCAGCAGCAGCGCTGAACGTGCCGTCCGAATTCGACTTGTAGGCACCTCCGAATACGATCAAGTCGTAATAGTCGATAGCGCAACCGCAGCAGCATCTCCCGCGCCCGCGTCCCATCACGCCACCTCCGCCCAGATCCGCCGCATCAGCCTGATTCTGTCGGCGTGCGGATCATCTCCAATTGCCCCCGACTTGCAGTGACACGTCACGTATCCGTTCTTTCGCGTCGGCTCGTTATCGTCCCCAGGCACCGAATTACGATGCGGGCGAAACCGCGTATCGTGCGTGAACACCACGCCACTGTCGTACATCACATTGCCGATTTCGATGTCGTGATGCCCTGTCGGCGGGAGCCCCTTTTCCGCGATGAGCGCAACAGCCTGCGGCGAGAGAATGTAGCCCGCGCCGCCGTGTCCGATCCGGTGATTGGCATCGCAGCCCCAGCCGACGTATTCGCCCACGCTCGGCAGCATCGCCAAGAGTCGATCAGGCAAAACGAGCGTGTCATCATCCACGCCCAGCAGCCAATGGCCGGGACGATTCTGCGACATCCATTGAGCGAACGCCTCCATTCGGTCGCAACTGTGCGCGTAGTCGGGCTCGGCCGCGAACTGGAGCAAGTCGCCTTCCTGTCTCGTCTCCCACGGTTGACCGCAGCAGGGCTTCTTTGAGCCACTGTAGAACAGCACTTCGACGCCCAACTCGCGCGCGCGAGGCACCCAGGTCTCTCGGCAGGCGTTTGCGAGAGGACTGCCAGGGAAGGTCATCACACCAATCGTCAGTTTACGGTTCGTCAGATCCGCCCACGCCTTCCGCATTAGAGCGATACGGTGCGGGTACGGATCTCGCGCGGGCGTTTTGCAGTGTCCGGTAATGTAGGCGTTCTGCGGTCCCGGTTCGTTGCCGTCGTTTGGGTCGCTGTTGCACCACGGGCGGAAGCGTTCGTCGTGCGTCAGGTTGATTCCGTGCGCTCGGAGCACTTCGCCAATCTGGATGTCATCCCATCCGCTCGGATCAGGGAGCGGATTGTCCGCGAGAATCCGAACGGCGCGCGGGCTGAGCAGCACACCCGCGCCGCCGGAGCCGTACGCGCCGAGGTCCCAGCCGCAGTACTCCTCTGCGGTCTCCAGGTACGCCAGCATACGCTCGGGAGCCACAAGCGTGTCGTCGTCGCCGTCAAACAGCCAGGTGTTCGGATGCGTCTGGGAGAACCACTGCAGCAGTGCGTTCGTGCGTTCAGTGTGGCCTCCATAGTCGGTGCGGACAGGGAAGGAGCAGGTATCGCCATCCTGTCCTTCTCCTCCGCCAGAATAGAACAGCACCTCAATACCGAGTTCGCGGGCGCGTGGGATCCACGTTTCGCGGCAGACTTCCGGCATGGGACTTCCGGGGAACGTCTGGCAGGCGATGGTGAGCTTGCGGGGTAACTGAGACTGCTCCCACGCCGCGTACATCCCCTCCAGCTTCGCCCGCAGATCAGCGTTGTACGGATTCGCCCACACATCGGGTCCGACATCCATCACGACGACTTTTGCCGCATGCTCGGCAGGCACATACTTCGCATAATCCGCCTGTAGGACGAAGATCCGATCCGCCCATGCGCTCAGCGGGGCGATTGCGCCGCCGCTTGAGGCGAACCCGATGGCAACCGCCGCCTGTCCCTTCCCGTGGAGCAGACGCGCGAGACAGACGCTGCGGGAGTGGCCCCAGTGGCAGATGCAGAGATTCTTGATTTGCCCGTCTCGTTTCTCAGGGGCGGGAGCGGGCTGCCCCAAGTCAGCCGACAGCATCGCGAGCGCCCTCGCCATGTCCTCTTTAGGGAAGTCGTGCGTGTGCCGGTCGAGATGCACCTTGCCGTCCGCGATGTGCCACTGCGCCACCATGAACCGCGTCGATTTCTGCACAATCGCGTTCTGAGAGTCGTTGATGGCGCGAATACGGGACACATCGAGCGTTCCACGCTTCGGCATCGGGTCCGCCGTTACCTCCGGGCAACCCTCCAGCAACGGCAGGAACGGCCCCACGCTGCGTTCCACGCTGCAGTGCTCGCGGAGTAGCGTCTCATATCCGGCTTTGACCAGCCGTGTGCGTAGGGCGTCATCCTGTGCAATTTGCGAGGCACGCTCTGCGGCTTCGTCCCCAGAGCGGACGAGAAACCCGTCAACACCGTCGGTGATAATCTCCGATGCGCCTGTGTCGCGCTCGAAAATCGGCACCACGCCGCTTGCCCACGCCTCGAACAGCACCCGCGGCCAGTTCTCGCCGCTGCCGCCTGTGGTATGGATCAGCACATCGAGCCGGGAGACGAAATCCGCCGCGGGCATCGCGTACGCGGGGTAGACGTGGAACGTGTCGCCGCTCGGGGGCTCGCCGCAGCGATTCCGGGCGTTCTGCCCATAACCCAGAACCCAGAAATGGACCGGCTTCTCTGCGCGGATCTCCTGCCAGTTTTTCCAGAACGCATCCGGGAACTTGTAGTAGTCATCGCGCGACAGTCGCCCGACGTTGAACGTGCCATCTAGCTTGTTGCAGGGACAGCCGGGAGCCCACAGTCCATCCTCAGTGCCCCGTTGCCACGAGAAATACGGGCGGTAGCCGGTCAACTCCGTCACCGGGGCGATTTTCTCCAACTCTGGCAGGTGATTATTCCGCTGGTACTGCGACTGAAACAGGAAGTGCGTAATATGTCCCGCGCGATGTGCGTCCTGCCCGTAGACCTGACGCGCCATGCAGTCCCCGAAAATGTACGCCTTCGGTGGACCGTTGGCGTAAATCTCTGGGAGCTTCCGCAGATGGTCGCCGTTGCAGAGATTAAGCACGACTTGCCCCGCGAAGATGTCGGGCGAGTATCTGTGCGTGATGCAGCCGATGGCGTCGGTCTGTTCTCGCCACTCCTTATCCGGCTCGCCGAGCGGGACCAGATGGGGAGTGATGCCAGCTTTCACAAACGCATCACAGAGATGCAGCGTTTCGGTTTCCGCTCCGCCGCAGTGACCGGCGTAGCCGGCGATGAAAATGTGCATCAAACCCTCACAAACCAAATGCTCCCGGACCCACGCTCGGGAACGCCAAACGCCTCATCCACCGCCTGCGTCACGCCAGGCAAATCACTCTTTCCATAGTCATGTCCGCAGAGCAGCCCTTTCGTTTTCGGTCGCCACGCGGCAATGTCGGCCTTCACGCCCTCGTAGCTGTGATCCCCGTCGATGAATACCGCGTCGAAGTAGCCGTCTGGGAATCGCGTGACGGCCGCGAGGCTTGGAAGTCGCAAGAACGTCGCGTCAGCTTCGATGTGCGCGGGCATCTCGGGATCCACGCCGTAGACTTCCGGACACACAAGCGCGGCGGCCGTCAGGCTGCGACCGCGATGCACGCCGATCTCCAGCCATCGCTGACAAGTGGCCGCGGTCTGTGCGATCCAGAGCAGTTCGTCCGGATACATCCAGCCTTCGATTTGGTCTGCGATGGCGGCGGCTTGGGCAGGAGTCATGAAATCGTGACTGTCGTGGGCCAACTGGTGCATGCGCCGCTATTGGATGCCCGCGTCAGCGACAATCCGCTTGATGGGCACGCCGCGGCAGTATAGGTGGCAATCGTGCTCGTCCCGTCTGTCATCGTGAGCGTCGTCGTGCCGCCGCTATATGAGATATTGATATGCAGGAAGCCACTGCAAATCGCAGTGCTGGTAACTAATGTCCAGTTGCAATCAGACACGCGAGCAATCGGGCTGAATGACCCTGCGATTCCGCCGCAATTCGAACACGTTCCGTTCGACGGGGCGGTGATACCCAGGGTGTAGGAACTCGCCGCACTGCTGCACGCCGCGCAATTCGGGTTGATGCTGCTTGATGACGAAGAACTCGAAGAACTGCTGGAGGACGAGCTGCTCGAACTCGACGAAGAAGAGCTTGAGGAACTGCTGCTGGACGAGCTTGAAGAACTACTTGAGCTTGAACTGCTCGAAGAACTGGAAGAACTGCTGGACGATGAGGAACTACTCGACGAAATCCCTTGGCACGGGATGTTCTCGAAAACAAACTTCCCGAACTGGCTGCTGAACCGAAAATCGCACCGCCATTCAATGCCGGCAGTCGTGGTCGCGAATGTCAAGCCGGGGTTGCTTCCGCCAGAGAAGCTGTTCGTCCCAAGGGAGAACGTCGGGACATCGACTCCCGCGAGCGTGCCCTGAAATGTGATAGTCAGTGCCGCAGTGCCCAGCGGACCGCCAGAGACGACCGTGTTACCCGCCCCGAAGAGCGTATCCATCTCCGTTTGGAACTGGCTCGCGGTTTCGTTGTACACCACGCTGCCGGTGTCCCCGGCGCTGGTGCTGACAATGCCGTTGCCGCTCGTGGTTCCTGAGTTCAGCGTGATTGTCTGCACGCTGCTAACTGACGTGATAGCGGGACTCGCATCTCCGCGCCGATCCCAGACCGTGTATGTCTGCGCCGGCTCAAACGCGACTTCACTGCCGTTTCCATCTGCGATTGTCAGCAATACGGCGCATGTCCCGTACTGCGAAAGACTGCTGACGATGCGACCGCAGAGGATTTGTTCCTGCTCGCCCTGATACCTTCCTCTCTGGGGACGGTTCAGCCGCTGGCGATACGAACGCTCCTCCCGATGGACCACACGGGCCATGCGGTCAAAGGAATCTTCGGAATCAAAGGCAACAATTGCGTCAGGCATATCACGAGGTCGCGGTGTCCTCGATGATCTCCGCCCACGCGAACGCGCCCTGCGCTCCGGTGGAACTGCCCACGGTCATCAGAATAGAGATCCTGTCGCCGGCGACGCATGCGGTCGGACTCGCGGTCAGCGTGCCATCGTAGGTCTGCCCCGAGGTGTCGGAGTTCGTGATGGTGACTGTGCCGGCACCCAGAATGCTCGTCCCGTTCTTTTTCAGGTCGAACACAATGCTGGTACCGCTGCCAACGGCGTTCAGCAATGCGTGAAACCCAACGATGCGCCCGTCCTGAGTGAAGCAGTGGACGAGTTCTTCGCGGGTAGCGGGCGTGCCGCCGATCGCGGTGTTGAAATTGGTGCCCTTGGGAAGTGCATGCTCCATCTTCGACACGTCGATGCCGGCGTTGCTGTTGACGTGCGTGTCGAAGATAAACCCGGCGTCGAATGTTCCCGTTCCCGTGAATCTCATTGAAAACTCCTATTCCAATGGCAGGACGTTGAAGTCCTGCGCGTTGTAGCCGTCGAACGACAGGTATTTGATGGTGTCCACGGTGGGGTTTTCGAGTTGCCCCCCACTTCCGTCCAGAGGAACCGGGGCGGTCACGTCGGATCCGTCATCGTTCTTGCACTTCACCCAGTTGTATGTGGCTTTGCCGTCCACAATGCCCGCCGCGACCTTCTGTCTCATCCCCTGGTCCTGCACGACCAACTTGAATCCCTCTCCACGGAATTCGAGCTTGTACGTGAAGACGACGAACTCATATCCGTTCTGCTCCTGCGGCTCGCTGATCTCGATTTCGTCGATACGAGCCTTGTAGGGCTGGATAGTCAGCCCCTGGATGTTGAACGACTTCGAGTTGATAGTGTTGTCGTAGTCGATGAGCCAGCTTGGCACCCACGGCAGGTTCTTCTGGATTGTTGCCGTCCAGTGGGAGCAGTCGATCTCGACCGTTGGGTCGAAGAAATCCCCGGCAGAATTGACGATGGCTTTGCCGTTGATGTCCTTGTTGATGCCTTTGAGGTATTTGTTCGTGGACCACTTAATGCGCGCCGGCCGCATTAACGGGTTCTCTTCCTTCACCTCGTCCTTGTCCGCCTGGATCAGCGGTTCGCTGGAATAGTCGGCGGTGACAATCCACTTGAGCGGTGCGGATTTGTCCTGTTCCGCCTTAATGTGGCGACAGGAGAGGATTGGCGAATCGGGAAAGAAATCCTCGAATGGGAACGGCAGAATTTCGTTGTTCCAGCCATACAGCAGGATGTCTTTCCCTTTGTCCTGCCGGCTCGACACCTTCGCCAGCCACTGCAGGCTTGCGCTGCTGTCGATGATCTTCGAGTAATCCGAAGATTCTCCCGAAATGCGATTGATGGAGAGGACTGCCATTAGAGCCCCCTCCGCACAACCGCTGGCGTTTTTCCGACCTTTGCAATCTCGGTATGGATGGCTTTCAGTTCGCCAAGCTGCTGATTGCCGATCTTCTCAAGGGGATTCTTGCCGCGAGTCCCGTTGACGGCAGCAGCAACAGCGGATAGATCCTCTTTGGATCCCTGCAGCGCAGCGGCAACAGTATCCTTGTGCTTTTTCCCTTCGGTTTTGAAGGTGTCGGTGACTTTCAATTCTCCTGGAGCTGCCACCCCCGCGGCCTGCGCGACTGCCTTTTTATTCGCCTCCGCTTCACGCGATCCAAGTTGCGAATACAGAGATTCCAGTCGCGGCGTCGTAGTCGCCAAATTTGCCTCGGTGAGCTTCGGCAGTTCCTTGATGGAGTTCTTGAACCCCTCTGTCAGTCCTTTGAACTGAAACTCAACCGGGTCATCCCCAAGGCTGTAGTAGTAGTCGAAAATCTCCTTGAAATAGCCGACGGCATTCGATGCGAGATTCTTGAGTACCGTTTCCTCAACGCTCAACATCGTCTTGAGAATGTCGAACCAGTTCTCTCCCATCCACGACAGGATTTCGACGACGTTGGTCATCGCTGTCGAGAAGTATTCGGGAATGTTGTGGACAAACAGAATGAAGTGTTCGAGTGCGATGTCGAACAGGATGTCCCAGTTCTGAACACCGAACTTCAGCAATTCAAACGTCTCTCCCAACCAGCCATTCCACGCCGCCTTCATCCCGTCCACGACACCGCGGAACACCTCTCCCGCCGCTTGGACGGTCCCCTGAATCGCCGGCAGCCACTCGCTCTGGAATGTCTCGGCGAAGCTGTTGGAGTCCGCGAGCAAGTCTTTCAGCCCGAACGACTCGACGATGGTCTCGCCGATGCCCTTCATGGCGATGGCGACGTTATCCTTCGCCGTGGACCAGAGCCCTGCGAGGGTCTTCGACTGCGCCTCCATCATCCCGTGGAACTTCCCGCCATCGGCGGTCAGCGCCATGAAGGCTTTCTGCAGGTGCGGGAAACCGACTTTGCCGTCCTCAACCAGCTTGCGGACCTTTTCGTCGCCAACGCCGAACTGCTTGGCGAGTTCCTGAATAATCGGGATGCCGCGCCCGGTGAACTGGTTGATGTCCTCCGCGAAGAGTCGACCCTGCACGCGAGCCTTGCCGTAAATCTCGGCAATCTCACCGATGGGCTGCTGCACGCCCGAAGAGATGTCGCCCAGCATGCGGAGCGTCGGCACAACCTCTTCGGCGGAGTGCTTGAACGCGATGAGGGAGCGTCCGGCGCTCACCAGTTCCGACGTTTCGAGCGGGGTCTTTGCAGCCAGGTCGGTGATCTGCGCCAGAACGGTCTTCGCCTTGTCGGCGGATCCCAGCATCGTCGAGAACGCAACCTGATTCGATTCAGCGGTTGCGGCGAGTCCCACCATCTCCTTCGCCGTTCCGAAGGCGGATGTCCCGAGACTTTTTAGTCCGGAAATCAGCGCGGTGACTGCCCCAACTCCGCCGCCAATCGCGATTCCAGACAGAGCGCTGGCTGCGAACGACGAAAACCCGGAGAGTTCACCGCGGGCCTTCGTGAGCCCCTTGGTAAATCCGGTCGTGTTCGCGTTCAGATTGGCGACCAGGTCGCCGACTGAGGCAGCCATCCGTTACCTCGACAACAAGCCGCGCATCATTGCAGCGGCAGCCTCGGGCGAGAGCACGTTCTCTTCGAGTGACTGCTCCCGCATTTTTTCCATGTACATCGCTAGTTCGCCGACATCGACTTCCCCGCCCCACGCTCCCGCCACAACCGAGGTCATCAGAGCGTGTCGCAGGTCGTCGCGGTCATCCTGCCACGGGTACAGCCTTCGATACGCCTGGAGTTCCGCGAGTTGCTGCGGGGTGAGTTCTGCCGCCAGTGTTCGCCATTCGTGGAGCCGACCAGCGTCGTCGGCAAGCCGCATCAGGAAGATGGTGCGCTGGTCGTTTCGGAGTTTTTTACGATGGTGTCCACGCTCCCCGGAGTGGACGCCTTGCGAATCGCGTCGGTGAGTTGGTCCACGCATTCCATCGGGACCGCCGCGATGTCGTCGGCAGTGCATGGAGAGCCGTCCTCGTTCACCAGCCCGAGCGACAGCATGAGCTTCAACGAGCCGACGCCGTCGGTCTTTTCGAGCGTTCCCACCTGCTCGATTTCGCCGAGCGTCAGCGACCGCACGAAGACCGTGGTATCGCCGATCGGCACCGTGCGGGGTTTCGACTTCAAATCACGCAGCGCCATTCTCGGACGCCTCCTTCTGCTTCACGTATTCCGCGTAGTTCGGACCGGGAATCCAGTCACCCTTCGGCGTATAGCCGACCATGTAGCCGGCGTTGAACGCCTCGAAGTCCTTCGGGACGATGCCAGCGGCAATCCGGCTGTACGCCAGTTCCGCCGCTTTCTGCTGTTCGGGAGTGCGATTGACCTTCGCCTTGCATTCGTCGTCGGCGGCTTCGGCGCAACCAGAGAGCACCAGCAGCCACGCTTCGCGGTGCTCCAACACAGCGCCAACCTTCCAGAACGGGAGGTCCACCATGCGGCCGTTGCGCTTGACGTTCTTCGTCGCAACCTGGTCTTTCAGGCTGTCCGGAATCGGACCAGAGACCTGGATGTCGTCGCGGATAATCTTCGCCTTCATTGCTCGCCTTCGTTACGAGGTGGGATAGCCGGGGTTGCCGGAGACCTTGAGCTTGAATTCGCCCTTGAGCCCATCGTTCATCGCGACCGTGGCACCGAGCGAGAAACCTGTCGCGTTGAAGTCCTGCGTGGTCGTGCCGGAGTCCATGTAGCCGATCTCGCAGGCGTTCGATGCGGGATTCGCCACGAGTGCCGAGAGCGCGACATGGGAAGCAGCAGCCGGGTCGTAGAACAACTCGCCCGAGAGTTCGCCGGGCTCGGAATAGCCGGTCGGGTCGTAGGTCTTCCACGCATTCGACTGGTCGAGAGTCGTGGAGTCGTAGGTCTCCGATTCCGGCTTCGGGAGGTCCATCGAAATGATCTGCGAGACCGCCGTAAGCGACATGCTGATCGTCATTTTCAGGGAGGTGCCCTTGCAGGGAACTTTCGCCATGTTCTGCTCCTATGTGATAAACAGCGTGTCGCCGTGTTGCGTTAATTCCCCAGAGGTCACTGCCCAACCGTGCTTGCCGCGTTCGATGATGAGTTCCACCGGCTTGGTGATGACGATGTGCTTCGCTCGCTGCAGGACATTCCCGTTGAGGTCGCACACGCGCCAGAGCCCCTGGTCCCAGTCGATTTTCATGTCGTGTGGTGCTGTACCGTGAATTCGAGGTCCACCGACTTCCACGCGACTTCGCCGCCGGCTGGGTCCGCGATTTCGTCCGTGGGTGCATCGGTCCAAATCACCGCGTCGATGGTGTCGGAACCCGCCGCGCCCGTGTAATCCTTGAAGTAATCCGTGACCGCTTTTGCCACTGCATCCGCCTTGTCTGATGTCAGCGCCACGCAACTCACCACGATGTCGCTGGACATCATTCCGACCGTCCCGTCGAGACATGCCATCGGATCACGCTCGATCCGCTTGATGGCGATGAACGGTGGAATGAATCCCTGCTTCGCCTGCTGAACGAAAATCCCGTTAAACGTCACTGTTCCGATGGTCTGCGATGTCAGCAGATTCGTGATTGAGGACTGCGCCCCGAGCAATGTTCTGATTCCGCTCTCAATCACGCCTTGGCTTCCTTGGCAATCCCGTCCTCAAGCGAGGAGCGAATCTTTTCCATCTGCTGCGCCGCCGACTTTTCGAATCCTCTTTTGACCGCATTCGGGGCAACTGGCTTCATGCGTCCAGTGGACTGAATCGGATGCGTTGTCCGCTTCCTTCTCCAGCCGCTTTTGACTCGAATCCGCCGATAGCCGCGTGTCCGCTGTCCCGTCCCAACCAAAAACCAGTGCGCGTTCTCCGGTCCGATTCCAACTCCGGGTCGCTTGCGTGGTCCCTTCTTCTCGGCCATCTTCGCGCGACGTTTGGCGTTCATGCCGACCGCAGCGCCCACCTTGCCAACCGTTTGCCCCTTCTGATTCCCTGTCTTCGCTTTATTCAGCCGCTTGCCGACCGCTTTTTTGAGGTCGGGATATCTACCGGGGATTTCCGCTTGAATCGCTTTCTTCGCGATCGTCAGCGCCTTATTGACCGCAGACCTGATGAGCTTCTTTTGCACTTTCCGGTCGAGAGCCTGGAGCTTGCGGTCGAGCTTCCGGACTCCGGTCAAACCACTCATCCTGTTTCTCGCATGCAGGCGATTTCCATCCGCACCCCACGCTCCTCAACGTCGTTGATGTTCACGATTCCGTAGAGCTGCTGGTTATCGAGCGACTGAATCCGCATGGCTGCCGTCAGTGTTCCGAGTTCTCTCGCTCCCCGGCAGGTAATCAGATGTGAGGCAATCGCCCTGTTTGTTTCGTCCAGCCACTGTTCACTGCCACTCAAGTCCTCAATCTTCGCCCAGCACTCGAACAGCAATTTCCACGGTCCAGCGGGATCCTGTGTACCTGTGTCTGCGTCCGCCACCGCGGAGTTGTATTGAAACTGGATCCGGTGTCTCAGTTCGCCGGCTTTGAGTTCCCTAAGCGTAGATACCACGGTTCACATCGATCATCAGGTTGCCGATGGTGCTCCATTCCATCTCGGTCGGTTCGCGGTTCTGATAGAGCGCATTGACGTAGAGCTTGATGGCGTGGACACAACCGGCTGGTACGGATGCCGCTTCATCGCCATAGCCTGCGGTGAACGTGATTGTGATGGGGTTCAGAACCGTGTATGTCGGCGGCCACGCATGCCCGTAAGAGGGCTGGATGCGAGCCGGTTGTCGCACGTCGTCCACCAGATACCACGAGGTATCGAGCGTCTGCTGATTTCCTTGCACGTCGTCGTAAGTGATGCTGGTCACCGACTGCAGAGGGCTAATCGGGACGCGAATTGTGGGCGGGAAGTAGTCGAGAACGAGTTGCCACGTCGCAGTTAAAAACTGGCAGCCGTATTCCTTCTGCAATGCTGACTCTGCTGCCAGGATCAGCCCGTTCACGTAGTCGTCGTCAAAACTCGTATCGATGCGGCAGTGATGCTTGGCGTCGTCCACCGTCACCACGGTAGATTCGGGAGCAACGGTCTGGCGGATGCCGTACTTGACGGACGAATCCGGCCAGACCTGATGAAACCAAGTGAAGATTCCCGTCACGACTTAGCACCGGGGATGTAGTAGATGCGGATGGTTCCCTTGGTCGCATTTCCGGCATTGGTGATTGCGACAGTGAGTTTGTCGCAAACGACCGGATGGGCACTCGAAGCGCTGGGCGTGCCGTCTGCATTGGTCACGAGGAAATAGGCTTCCTCGTGGTTTGACGTGTCGCGGTTCGTCAGATTGCTCTGGCATGCCGTGAGCACGTCGATGCTCGATTCGTCCGTGATGTTGATGTCGTAGTTGTCGCTCGGAACAGCGGTTCCGCTGGGAATCGTCTGTCCTTTGACCAGCGTTCCGGTGATCTTCGGAGAGGTGCCGGTGACAGCTCCTGTCGAAGAGTCCGAAGTCCATGACACGATGAGGACGCAGAGCGGCCCCACCTTGTCGATGTCGAATGTCATCGCCGAGCCAGACACGGCTCACCTCCAATCAGATGAGTGTGCCGCCAGTAGCGATGCCGGCCGCGTAATAATTGCCTCCGACCCACGACATCGCCGCTCCCGTGATGGGCGCGGTGCCCGACAGAATCTGCATGCGGTTGTCGCGAATCACACCCGTGGAACCCGAGACAAACACCATCGCCTTCGTATTCGAGGCGGTGAGGTTGTTGATCGTGTTGCCCTTGACGAGCGTGTTCGTGCAGGCGGTGGTGACGTTCTGGATTCCGCCCACACCAGAGCTGTACGCCCCTTGCATGAAGCAATCGACGACTTGCGCTCCGTCGCCACCAGTGAGAACCACTGCGGCCGTGCAGCCCGCATCGCTCGAACCTAGGAATCTGCACCGCTCGATCTTGAGACGATTTGCGGCGGCGCTGGCGTTGACACCGCAGACCGCCTGATTCGTGGAATTCGCCAGAAGGAACGAGCAATCGGTGATTTCGCAGTCCGGACCAGTCACGTTGACCGGGTTCGCTAGGGCGTCGAAGCCCGTGCAATCGAAGTACAGATTGCTGATCCGCACGCCCGAACCGCTGATCAGGAAACTCGCCGTGGTCGCTGTCGAGAATGTGATCTTGGGTCGGCGCTGACCGACCGCTTGCCCCAGAATCGTGACGTCGTTCACGCTGACGGTCAGCGTGCCGGCGGCAGTGAGCACGGGCTCGGCATGATTCGGGTGAACGATAATCACGTCGCCCTGCCCCGCGGTACACAGAGTCAGGGCGTACGCGATGGATGCAAGCGGAGCGTCGGGATTCTTCCCGCCTCCGGTGACATTCGAGGCGCTGGCATTCGTCGAATCGACGAAGAACACCTCACCGGAATACCGGGCCTCGTCCGTGAGAAGAAAAACCCCTCCGGGCTGGTGCCGGCTGTAAACCGAACTGCGGGCAGAAACGGCCATTTAGACCCCCTTGGCGGTTGCGAGGAATGCGTCAGCCGCAGCCAGCGCCTGCTCGGCGATGTGCTCGGGCGTTCGTTGGATGGAATCCGCGGAGACGATCTTGCGAATGAAAATCTCGCGGGCGATTTCGTAGCGTTCACTGGCATCGGCAGGGCTCGCGGGAGACGAGTCACCTGCCGATCCAGCGGCGCGATTGGTTTTGGCTCCGTTACTCACGAATCACCTCAGCCCGTCTTGTCGGAGGTCAGCCCGGCGTACCGAGCCAGAGCACCGGCGCGAACGTAAACGAGAGCCTGGTGGTCGCCAGAGTTGGCGGACTGGATGTAGGCGCTCACATAGCGATAGCTCTTGCCGTTCGCGGCGCTGAGCTGGGAGATTTCCGAAGCGATGAGTTCCAGCCAGACGTAATCGCTGGCAGTGCTTGGCGCGGGGCTCAGCGAATGTGCCTTGACGACCACGTTGTCGCCGGAACCGTCAGCCGCAGAGTTGGCATGCAGTTCGAACGTGCTCAGTCCGGTGCTCGAAAGAGCGGTCGCGAGCACGCCGCAGGCGAACTGCGTGAAGTCGCGCATGTCCACCCACGCGGAGTGGACCGCCGTCGAACTGTCGGCGATGTAGTGCAGTTCCATTGCCTGTTCGGCAAGGATCTTGTTGGAAGCAACAGCAGAGGTCATGTGTGACCCTCCTAAAAGTCAGATGTCAGGATCAGGCACGGGTCGCCAGGCGAACGAACGGGCTCATCTGGAACGCCGACTTCTTGGGAGTCAGCGTCGAGCGCCACCAGCCACGACCGGCGTTGCGCATCCAGAACTTGAAGGTCCGCTCGTGGTTCACGAACCGGACGTGAATCGACTCGGCCGAATTCATCGGCTGGTAGAGCCCTTCGAGGTACTCGCCCCAATTGGCGAGCACGATGTCGCCGGCGGTGCCGACCGTCTCGGTATATTCCGTGAAAATCAGCGGCCGACCGAGCAGCGTGTCCGGATGGTCTTCGCGAGCGCTGGGCTGCCACACCGGTACACCACCCGTACCGACCGACTGATTGAGCAGCATGAGCTGCGGCACGCAGTCGTGGTTCGCCAGCCAGATGGCGTTCGTGTAGCCCCAGCAGCGGGCACGCATCGTAAGGATGTTCTCGTACACGAGCGTTGCCGCAGCCTGCCCGGTTGCCTTGGGCACTTCGAGCATGGCGGGGCTGTTGTTGATGCCCTCATACTCGCCGACGCCGGTGCCGTTGAGCTTCTCGTTGATCATGTGGTTCGTGAATTCCTCGGAGAAACCTTTCTCCAAGATGGCCACGAACGACCGGGGCGAGTCGGTGAGCAGTTCCTCGGTCGCGTAGGACAGGCCGAACAGGCTGAACGCCTGGAGTTCAACCTGTTCCAGAGTCATGCGGGTGGGATTCTGCGTCTGCGTTTCCGCTCGACGAGTAACCTGCAGACCGCCAGTGACGCTGGTGCGATGATCCTTGTCCACGCGGGCCGGAATCTTCACTGCAGGCGCACCCATCGGCACCATCGTGGTGCGACCGGCGATGGGGTCGTCTTCCGGGTTGACCTGCAGGAAGTCCGGACTGAAATCGGTGGGCACGAAGAACCCGCCGACCGAATCGCCGTACGTGCCGGCTTCGTCGGAGCCCGCAGTCAGGAACTTGAGGCGCGGGTCATTGATCGCGGCGGACTTGCCGTTGCCGGCGTCCATGACGAGCGACAGGAATTCGCGGTGGTCCTTGAATCCCTTCTTTGGATCCTTCTCGAACCCTTCGCTCAGCACCTTGATACGGTCGCCGGCGTTGGGGGCGGAATGGCGACCACGGCTCTGGTTGGCGAGCGCCGCCTTGGAGCGGACCGCGTCGTCTTCCTCGATGGCCTTAATAGCCGCCGTCGCGTCGTCGTATTCCTTCTCGCTCGCCTTGAGCTGGGTGCGCTCTTCGGCGGTGAGGGCTCGCTTCTCTTCGTCAGCCTTGGCAAACAAGGCGTCCATTGCTTCGGACGCAGCGAGCTGCTTGGCCTTGAGTTGTTCCTTATTCATCTGTGAGGGTCTCCAGAGCCGGTGACTCTGGACGCCTCACAAAGCACAACGCCGATGCGGTCGCGGTCACCGGCAATTCTCGTGAAACGAAAACTGCCGAGATGACCGATAGACGCAACGGCGTTTATCTACTCATCGCTCCGCATATTGCCCATCAGATCCGCAACGGCGTTCCGCAGGCATGCGGGAGAAATCAAATTTTCCGTACGTGTATTAGATGCGCATCGGGCGGTTGCTCATATCCCAGTCATACAATGTTTGTATGTCCCGGTCTCGGAACCTTTTTGCTGGCGCGGCATTTCAGGCAGTAGTACCGCGTGAACGACTTGAGCGTCGATCCGGCGCGGCACCTGCCGCCGCACTTATCGCATCTGATGTTGGAGCCTTGGCGCTCGGTCATCGCGGCTTCATCCTCCCGTGCACGGGGCAGTTGTCCCAATATAGCGGCATGCCCATAAGTGAATCATCTTTGCAGATGCATTCAGGAGAATTCTGTGGAAGCGGAAATCCATGCCGCCACACCTCGCGCGCAAACATCACCGGAATCAAAACCGGACCTACCAGAAACGAACCGATGACAACGCCTGCGCTCGGAAAGTCCCGTCGCCGCACCATCGAAAACGCCATGATAAGCCACATCCCAATAACATAGCTGATTGCTATTGCTGTTAGGCTCACACCGCCCCCCTCTTCCTCTTCAACCGCAGCCGTTCCCGCTCGTCCTCGTCGGACGCCATGTAGGAAATCGGGTCGGCTGCATCAGGTTCCACGATCTTCGTCAGCGCCGCCATATGCGACAGATGCATCGCTCCATCGTCAGACTCGACCATCGCTGCCGGTCCGCACTTCGATAGAGCCGTGCCGGGGATGCCGACAGACTCCTTATCGTGGTTCGCTACGCCGCGCACCGTGCCGGTGACTGGCACCGCCTTGTCGCCGCTCGGGTGTGCCCACATGAACTGCACGCGGTCGCCTTCCGAGAGGCTTGCCTGCGGCACCGGCTCGACATCGCTGTCATCGTCCCCGAACATCAGGAGCGCCTTGTCCAGAAACGCGAGAGCACGAGCACGCACGACCGCCCGCTTCTGCCCAGCGAACTGCGAGGCGAGCAACTGCGCTGCCTGTCGCACGACTTCGTCGGGCAGCCCATCGACCGAGAGGTTCGCGCTGAGCAGACCGTCCACTGCTTCGCCGGTGTCCACGATGTCGCTGGCGTGCAGGCTGACAGGATACCACAGCGGCGGCAGCAGGGAGCCCTCAGAATCGCGCAGCGGCTGTCCCTTGGTATCTTCGCGGTAGATCTCTTCCGGCTCGATTACAAGCGAACTGGAGAGCGCGTCGGGGTCGGATTCCGCAAGGGTCATCACGTAATCCGCCAAGTCGCCGTTCGGGGTCTTCGAGGCGGACTCGTCAAAGTAGAGATCCGCCCGCACAACGCCGATCTGCTTGCCGTCCTTCGTGATGGTGTCGAGACGCGGGTTAATGGAGCGCCCGAGGAACTTCCCGAGCCCGTCAGCCGACAGGGTGGGGTGCGTGAACCGGCACTTGAGCCCCAGCTTCTCTGCCGTCATCAGTTCGGCAATCATCTGCAGGGACTTCTTGTTGAACTCGCCGCGACCCTGCGTCTTGAACGGGCCTTCCTGCGCCACGACGTAGCCTAGAATCGCCCGCTTCTCGCGGTCCACGCCGATGGGTTTGCCGGACGCCAGGCTCTTTTGCCAGGTGGAGGTTTCGGTGATGGTCGGCATTTATGCTGCTCCTGCGAAGGTAAAGGTCGTGAGTCGTTTGTTTTCCCACTCGTCCACGAGTCGGGTCAGGTCGTCTGCCGTGCGTGCGTTGCCGCTCGCGTCCAGAAGTTCCGTATGCGCTGCTTTAGTCCAGTCCGAAGCGAACGCCTGCGCCGCGAAGGTGAACCCGAGCTTCCGCAGCGGTTTCTCCAGAGGCGCGACGGACTCGGCGACGGTCTGAACGTGCTTGGCGTCAAAGAACTCATCCAGCCACGAGAGGAACTTGTCCGGTTTCGCGGCTGCACGTCGCGCGGCGTTGGCTTCCAATCGCAGCATCTTCGTCGTGGCAGCTTCCAGCAGGTCCACCGCCGCCTCTTTCAGCCCCAGATCCTGTTCGACTGGTTGAGCGAGCCCAGCGACCGCATTTCTGGCGGCTTCGGATGCGAAAATCCGCATTCTGCCCTCCATCTGGTGAATCTGCAGGGAAATCGCCTGCAAAGCCATCGATTCGCCCTGATTTTCGGGGTTTTTGGGCGTTTTTGGCTGTTTTTTCGGGGGTTTTGCCTCGTTTTGAGGGGTAATTTCGGGCTGTTTCGGAGGCTCCGGAGGGTTCAAAAGCTGCTTTACAGGCACCATCGCCCCCTGCATGAACGCCTCATCGCCCCCCTCGTAGGGGTTGAAGCCCTCTTCCACGCGAGCTTCGTTAGGCTTGATAACGCCGATTTGAATCAGCGTACGCCA